ACTACTTACCATAATCCTAAATCAATGAGAGATATTACTGAGAGGATGAGGTCAATAGGCACCAAGATAAAGGCTGAGGAATGGAATACTTTCACAGCTGAATGGAATGAAGCCTTTATCAAGGTGTCTATCAATGGTAAAACTGTCTTTGAGTTTAAGAATAATGGCAAAGCTGATGAATACCCACTTAAAGAAGAGCAGAGAAAATTCTGGATTATCCTATCTATGCAGTATGGCAATGATTATTTAGAGCCTCCTGTAGAAGCTGAACTCCCTCTCTATATGGATGTTAAATCATTTAAATATTGGAAGAAATGTTGATTGAAGATGAAAGATAGTAGTAAATTTAAATCTCTTATTGCTTTTATAGATAATGAACTTAAAATACTCTCAAAAGAAAGCAATAATCCTGGAAATGTAGTTATAACAAGATACAAAATCTATGATGCCATGCAAAAAGTACTTAAAGAGATGTTAGACAAAGAAGAAATTTCTACGGATAATGTAAATCACCCTGAATGGTATACAAAACATCCTTCAGGTATCGAATGCATTGATGTTGCAAAGTACTATGACTTCTGTATAGGTAATGCTTTTAAATATCTTTGGAGAGCAGGATTAAAGAAAGATGCTTCTTTGGAAGACAAACAAAAAGAGATTGAAGACCTTAAAAAAGCAATATGGTATATCAATAAAAAAATTGAACTTATAGAAAATAAATAAATTATAAAGCCAGGCGTAATTGCCTGGCTTATTTTTTTCTCATAATTTAGTAAATAATTTATATTAGTATATTTTTATATTTATAAGTTTTGTACCTATAAAATAAATTATTTATCTTTGTATAAAATTTAAATATTATTTACTATGCCAGCTATTAATTGTGTAAATATTAACAGTAAAGAATTTAAAAATACTGTAAAAGATTTAAATGTTAGTTCTGGAGATTTGGAACTGATAGTACACAAATTTCAAAATATAGAAGGAAATGAAGATAAATTCCCTTCATATTTATATATAAAAAAGCAATTATATGGAACTCCATTTAGGGCTTCAGATGTTCAAAGACGTTTATATGAAAAAAGTGGACATGCAAGTCCTTTAGTTTTTCATGGAGAAGATGCTTATTTGAACAAATTGGCAGAATTATCTAAATTTTATCCAAAAAGTGCTATAGGTTCTTATAAAAATACTGAAGGTGATTATATTATAAATGTAGGAATTCCATTTACTACAACTGATTATAAAGTATCTCAAATTAAAAATGAAGATGCAAATAAAATAAGACAAGAACTAGAGAAACTTACTAAAAATTTTACAGATGCAACACATGTGACCTATGAATTAGATAGAGTCAAGGATTTTCATATAGGTTTTGTTAGTAAGGAAGATTTGTATAAAATACTGAATACAGAAGTAAAGAAGCTTAATAGACAATTTGGCACACGAGTAACTGTAGATAAAAATTTAGAATATCACAATAATTTAGAAGCTGAAGAAGAGGAATATGAAAGGTTATCTAAGTCTTTAAAAGACATTAAAAGTGAAATAATAGAAGATAAAAATATTATTTTAAAAGAAACTCTAGCTAATATCTTAGAAGAAGAAAAGAGAGATGCTGCTAAACATGAAGAAGAATTGTATAATCCTTATGGCTATGATGCAGAAACAATGAGTGCAATGCCTGATATACAATTTAGTGTAGAGAAAGTTACTCCTGAACAAGTATTCTTTGATAATGAAATAGTGCCTCAGATTATAGATCATCTGAAAGCTCAAGGTATCAATGTATATAACAGAGAAAAGCTAATAGAATATCTCAAAAACCATGACTACAGGAAGCAACAGATGGCATTTGAGAAAGAAATGCAATCTATTAAGCAAAAAGCAATTGCTGATGGTACTTTCATGAAAGCTCCTAATGGACAACCAACTAATCTTACAAAAAGACAGTGGCTTCAAGTCAGAACTAAAGCATTCAAAGATTGGTTTGGTGATTGGGAAACAATTGCCTATGATAACAATGATATAAATAGCATTAAGAATCTTAAGAAACTTAATACATCAGAGCTTTTATCTAGTATAGATGCCTATTTAGAACATGACTTTTTAACAGAAGATTTATTAAGTAGGGAAGCAGTTAAAATTATTAAACGCTTGTTCAATGATGTAGAATCTGTAGATATATATGAAGGAGATATAGAACATAATGGTCTAAGTTTTTATTCAGGCAAAGTAGTTATTAAATCAGGATTGTCATTAGAAGATAAAGCTAAAACGATTGTACATGAAATACTACATAATTTTACTGTCTATGCTTATGATACAAATGATGCTTTTAGAAAAGAAATAAACGATTATCACAAAAAAGCATATATATATGCTCGTAAGAATGGTATGAGTTTAAATTCTGATGTATATGAATTTATGGCAAATGTTCTTTCTCCTGAAACTACTGCTACTTTAATGAGTATTCCTTCAGAACATGGAGAAAAGGGCAATCTTTTAAAAGACATTATAAAATCCTTTGTTTCATATCTTCGTAGATTTTTTGAATATAAGGGCGTGTCCTTAATAAAAGGTAAGAGAAGTTTATTTCACGATGTAGTAGAAGCTATTTATAATAATCAAAAGCCTAATAGTGCTTTTAATAATTCTGTTTCTAAAGTAGTTGATGAGAATGGAGAGCCTAAAGTTGTTTACCATGGTAGCAAGACAAAAATAAGTGTATTTGATGCAAGTAAATCTGATGCAAGAAATGAATTAGCAAAAATGATAAATGCTACAAATTTCTTTTCAGATGATAAAACTGTAGCTGATTTTTTTGCTGAAACAGAAAAACAAGGTATTGCTCATGCTATAGCAGCTAAAATTAATGAGGTAGAAGAAGCACAAATCGAAGATGAAGATGAAGTATGGAATTATGTTGCTAAGAGCGTCAATAAACCAATTGATTGGGTTAAAAACTTTTGGTTTAATGAACTTTCTTTTGAAGAAAGGATGAATGCTTCTGATGGTATCATGTACGACCCTAATGTTGAAGAGCAAAAGTACCAAGTATTTCTCAATCTAAGGAACCCTATATTTATAGATGCAAAAGGAGAAAAAGCAGATAAAGTATTAGAAGCCAACGAAGATGTAATAAATAACAATGATGAGGTTATTATATTAAATATTGATGAAACTGTTGGAAAACAAAAAACTGCCACAGATTACCTTGTTAGAAAGTCTAACCAAATAAAATCAGCCACTGACAATATAGGAACTTTCTCAAAAGAGAATGATGATATTAGATATTTCATAACACCTGAAGGAGAAGTTTATGGCTTCTTAGATAAAGATGGAAACATCTATCTTGATGAAACAGTTATTAAGCCAGAACACCCAATCCATGAGTATACCCACCTTTGGGATAGAGCAGTACAGCAAAGACAGCCAGAGCTTTGGAATAGAGGTGTTGACCTCATGAAGCAGACCTCCCTTTGGAATCAGATACTTGCAGATACCAGCTATGGACAAAGGTGGAAAGAAATGGGTATTACAGGAGAAAGACTAGATAATCTCATTGCCTCAGAAGTTCATGCAAGATTTGTGGGAGAAGGAGGACAGAAACTCCTCAATGATTTGGCAAAAGAAAAAGGACAGAAAGGCATCATTGCAAAACTCAAGCAATGGATACTTGATGTATGGAAAGCATTAGGAAAGACTTTTGGTACATGGTCAGATGAAGCTTTGAACAACCTCACATTGAAAGATTTCAATCATCTGACTATGCGGGATTTTGCTATGGGCACTCCATTGAAGGAATCTGCACAACAAACTACAACTAATAGAGAAATTACCTACACTCCTGTAGGCAAGCAAAAGCAGACTTATGAAATTAGAGACAATAAAATCTTCAACAAAGAAGGGCAGGAAGTATTCAAGGAAGACAGCAAAGATAGGAGAAAGATATTTGCCAATCTTGCAGTAAAAGAAGGTAGAGCTGTAGTTGTAGAGCATAAAGGAAAGAACTATGTGGTAGATAATCAAGATTCTATTATTTCTGTAACCTCAGGAGATTTAATGAAATGGGGTGAGGAAAATGGAGATAGGAAAGCTATTCTTCAAGCAGCAGAAGAGAAATTTGCAGAGAAGCAACAAAGCCAAAACAACACTGTAAATCAAAATATACAGGCTGTTGAGCAAGAAACTCCTGCACAAACCATATCTTCGGAAATATTCTATGACAAGCAATCTGCTAATGAATATATTCAAGACATGATAGATGCTGGTGTTCCTAAAGAACAAATCAAGATTGAACACACTAAAGCAGAAGGAGATTATGACCAATATTGGACAGTTAAATATCCAAAACAACAAAAGCAAAAACAAAAACAAGATAAAGTTGGAAGTGAGTTAACTAGTTCAGAATTGTCTTTTTATAGCAGAGGAAGGAAATATACAGATGCTGCATATAATTTACAAGGAATGGTTACTGCTATTTCTAAAGGTAAAGGAACTGAGTATTGGATGACTGAAGAAGGATCAAGAGTAAAACAAGAAATCACTGACTTAGCCAAAGAAATTAGCTATACTGATGCTCCTGTAGAAGAGAAAATAAATGAAGCTTTGGAATACATTCCTAGTGTTGAAGATGCAGAAGTAACAAAAATTATTGAAAATTATTTATTTGGAACTGGAGAAAATACTAAAGAAAGCGCACTTAAAAAAGCAAATGAATTTTATAATTCTCTGGAAAAGAAAGTATATGCAGAAGATAATATAGAAAATAATGAAAAAACACCAACAGAAACTGTTTCAGAAACTCCAGTAAATAATAATTCTGAAGTTGCAAAATCTCCTACAATAGAAGATATTGTTGGGGAAAATAATACTAATGCTGTTGAAAATGTTGAAAATACTGAAACTTCTAAAGAAGATTTAGAAGATGCTGAGGACAATGAAAGTGAAAATGATTTTGATGATGAAGTAGAAAATAAGAGAACTCCTGAAGAAAAGAAAGAAGCTCAAAGAACTTTGTTAGAAAAAGCAAAGAAAATAGAGGAACAAATAAATAACTTAAATAATAATGAATATCTTACACCTTCAGAAGTTAGAAGAGCAGCTGATTTAGCCGTATATCATATATCTGACTTGCTTACTGAAGCCTGCAAAAGCAATGAAAACTTAGAAAGAATCTTTGGAATAAAATCAGATACTGATGTTACAACATTGAGTAGATTGGAAGTAGCTAAATTAATTGGAGGCAATAACATAATAAGTAGATTAAAAGCAGCTTTCAAAAATGCTGACTTTGATGACTTTGACATGCTGGATAAACGAGATGCTATTCTTGATAACTTTGAAGCTTTAATGGTTATTGCTCAAAATACTTTCTTATACATGGAAGATTTTAGCGTTATTTCAGAAGATGGAAAAGCTTATACTTTAAATACTGATGTTAATCCAGACTTAGATGAAGGTACAGACTCTAATGATGCTGATGTTATTAATGAAAATGAAAGTTCTGAACAAGAGCATTGGCAGGTAGAAACTAAAACACTTGATATTTTAGGAACAATGACTCCTGTAGTAAAACAAATGTTGAGAGAGTGTTATGTACTAAATCCTGATGGCTCAAAAGTAGTAACTGAATGGGGAGTTTATGATAGAGTTCCTTTAAGACAAGCTACTAATTCTATAGTAAGATGGATTCAAGGTTCTATTACTTTAAGAGATGCTATATCAAAATTAAAAGAAAAGCAAGAAAATAATCCATGGATAAAGCAAGTAATTGACAAACTTGAAAGTGAGAATGACCAAGACTCTTATTTACAAAGTCAATTCATCAGTGTATTTTTAAAACCATTTCAACCTTACACTATTGTAGTTAAAGAAGATGGAAAATACAAGAGTATTACTGTAAATGAAAATCCAGCTCTTAAAGAAGCTATGAAAGGAATCATGGCTTTATATAAAATTCAAGAGCATCCTATGTTTACTTCTGATGGTACTATCAATAAATCTACTTTTGATGAATTTAGTGAGTCTTTAAAAGAGTTAAACACACTTACTGCAGCACAAAATTTAGATTTACAAAATGAAGAAACAAAGAAAAATATAGCTACAAATATAGGATATATTGCCAATGCTTTAGGATATACAGTAACACCAGAAATGGTGGAAAGTATACTATCTTTAGAGTCTTTAAAGACCATGAAAAGTGCTCTTGGACATATTGAAAGAGCACTTAAGTTAAACATGGATAATAAAAATTATGATCCTTTTAAATATGGTGCTAAAGGAAGTATATATTCAAATTTAAGAGCTTTCTTGAAACCAATTACTGAAATTCTAGAAGACACTGCAATATCTTCAGTATATGATGCTGGTAAAATGTATCAAAGCTATATTACTCCTTCATATATGACAAAATTATTCCAAAAATTCCATAATTCTAATGAAGAATCTTTCCTTGAGTTTTTACAGAATGAATATGGTAATTATGATTGGTTCAGGGATCAGGAAGAAGGAGATATGAGATATGGTTGGAGAAATAGTTGGTTGGCAATTATTGCACAAAATACAGAAGATAGAGAAGTATTAAAGCATAAAACACAGCTTAACTTCAACAAGAAGCAATATATGAAAGATATGGATGATCTTGAATATGTTTTAGCTTCTCTTACTGAGTATTTCTCAGAATATGTCAATGATGGTAATCCACTGCAAAAGGCATGGTTTAGAGTACCAATGCAGTCTAATAAACCTTCTTCAGAGTACATTAGATTCTACTCTAGAAATGGTAGTATGTATAAACAAGAGTTAACAGAAGACTTTTTGAATATATTTAATCAAGAGTTAAGTAGGATTCAAACTGTCATGATGAGAAACTACGACAAAACTGATGATAGGTTTATAACCAACTTAGATTCTAATGGTAGAAAATTCAATTTCTTAGAATTCTTTAATGACTATTTAGATGGTAACAACAAAGATAGTGAATTAGGAAAATTAATAAATGATAAAGTTAATGGAAAAGCGGTAGATGAAGTTACCTTAAATAGATTAGCTAAAGATCAAATATTTAAAACTATAAATGATAGAGTACAAAGAATATTGGCACAGTTTGAAAATCAAGGAATCTTAGAAGCTGCTAAATCTATAAAAGGTATAGAAGGTGATGTAAGAGGGCACATAGAAAACTTCCTATGGAATGATACATTAGCAGCAATGAATATAATGGAATTAACCATTACAGATATTGCTTACTATAAAAATGCAGAAGACCTTCAAAAGAGATTGGCACAGTTGCATGCTCCAGGTATTCGTGGAAATGCAGAGGTTATGTACCATACTGCAAATAAAATAACAGGAGAAGAAGGTAAGAGAAGCAGAGTTTCAGATGGATTATCTAGAACAATCTATCTGAAAGACTTTGATGACTATATTTCTAATGTAATAGATAATGTATCTATAGTATTTGATAAAAAAATAGCAGCTGCTCCAGAAAATGAAAAGAAGGTTTGGGAAGATTTAAAAGAATCTTTAGTTGGTGAAAAAGGCGCATACAGAGAAATAAATGTTGCAGATGCCCAAGCTTACAACTCAATAACTTCTTATAGAAAGAAGGCATTAATATTTGGTAAATGGAGTACTCAAGCAGAGCAAACTTATAAAAAGCTATTAAAAGGAGATTATACCATAAGTGATGTTCAAATGGCTTTCCAACCATTGAAACCTTTTGTATATAGCCAAATTCCAAAATCTTCTAATGTAGATAATGCTCCAATTAAAACATTTAAAATGGGAGTTCAGAATAAAAATTCTGAGTATTTACTTATTTTAGCAGATGCTTTAACACAAAATGAGGATACTGGAATACCTAACATGTTGAGAGTGATTTCTGAAATAATGGAAGAAAGTCACTATGACAAAGATGGAAACTACAAAAATGATGGTATAGATACAGTGCAATTTGAATCCACAGTTAAAACAGGCCTCATGGGAAGAACTGATTTAACTAAGTATATCAGCATGAAAGATGTTGGAGCTGACACTGCAAAAGAAGTGTTGTTAAAGCATATTTATGGGGCAGATGGAAAATATAATCCTACTTATGTACATGAAATACCTTATGAAGATTATTGCTTACAGCAAGAAGTACCAGAGCACTTTAAAAATCACGAACAAAGCCATGGTTCCCAGATAAGGTATATTGTAGTTTCTGAATTAGCTGAAACTGATGGTTTAGGCAATAGATATACTTATACTATAAGAGATGGCAAAAAAGAAAGAAAGGTAGGAGCTAAAGAATTTAAAGAAGAGTATGAAAAAACTATAAGTGAAAATATAGAACAAAGTATAAGTGAATTAGAAGAAGAGTTTGGACTTTCAGGACTTAATATGAAAGATAGAAATATTGCTTTAAGTAAGATATTACAAAGAGAAATATTATCAAGTCCTAGATATGGTGTGGATTTATTATTAGCTTGTTCTGTAGATGAGAATGGAAGATTTAGAATTCCATTAGGGGACCCTATTCAAAGTAAAAGAGTTGAGCAATTAATAAATTCCATTGTTAAAAATAGAATATGTAAACAAACTATTGCTGGTGGTCCTATTGTACAGGTTTCTAATTTTGGTACTTCTAAACATCTAAGTATTAAGTTTAAAGATAAACAAGGAAATCTCCTCAAAACAAGAAGTGAATTTGAAGGAACTGATGAAGAGTTTAAAAATTATCTTAAAGAAAACCAAGCAGGAATAGCTTATTTTGAAGTATATGCTCCTATATATGCAAATGAACTTCTTTCTAAATTTGCAGATAAAAATGGAAATATTAATATCAAAGCAATAGAAAAACTGAATCCAGATTTATTAAAATTGGTTGGATATAGAATCCCTACAGAAGCCAAATATTCAATGGCTCCTTTAAAGATTGTAGGATTTTTGCCAAGAGAAGCTGGTGATGGAATTATGATGCCTTATGAAATTACCTTACTTTCAGGATCTGATTTTGATGTGGATAAGGAATATGTGATGAGAAAGGTAATTAATATTAGAGATAAATACAGCAATGAAATTAAGAAAATAAATAAAAACACTCAATTATCTGAAACAACAAAAGAAAGAGAGAGGAAAAAGATTATAGACAACCACAGCAAAAATGTAAGAAGTGCACTTGTAAATACACTATTGTCTAAATTTAATAATTTTGCTACTTCTACTAACATGGTGGAAATAAATAGGGCAATTGATAAATTCTTAAAAGATCCATTTGATGAGAAAACATTCACTAATGAAGATGGTAAACTGTATAATTCAAGTACATATGATGCTTTATTAGATGCTTATGTCAACAATATGTATGATGCTAAATTCCCACCAAGAAACTCAAAACTTGGCAGAAATAATAAAATTGTAGACATGACTTATGAAGTGCTTACCCATGAACAAAGTTGTGCTGAAATGCTTAATCCTGGAGGATTTGAGCCACAGAAAAGAATGGGATATTTAATAAGTGCATATAAAAATCCAGCAAATAAATTAACATGGAAAGAATTAGAAGGCAAAACAACAAAAGAATTAAAAGAACTTAGTAGTAAAGGTAAAAACTTAATGTACTTTGATACCCATGTACAATTTTATAAACAAAACTCTGCTGCTGGATCTTTGATTGGAATATTTGCTGTACATCGCACTGCCCATGCTGCATTAGAGACAGATAACTTTAGATTAGATGTGGCTTCTTTATTAGGTAAAAAAGTGCAGGATACAATCAACTATTCTCCATTCAAAATATTAAATACTTCATTTGATTCTACAATGGAAATAGACCCAAGATTTGATACAAGTGGACAATCTGTTGGAAAGGTATTAGGAAGTTTGGTAGCTAGTGCTGCAGATGCTGTAAAAGACCCTGTATTAAACTTAATGAATATTAACAGCAATACTGCTAATGTATTAAATACTCTAGTAAGACTTGGAATGCCTTTTGATGATGCTGCATTATTCTTATCTCAAACTGCAATAGAGAATGTTTTAACTTCATTTAGTAAAGCTAAAATTACCAAATTTAAAGCTTTAAATGAAATTATAAAAGAAAGGATAGATAAATTAAAAAAGGAACTTGGAATAACTGATGACAGCCCTCTATTCTTTGAAGATATTACAAAGGAAGAACTTATTGAAGGATTAAGAACTCCATCAGCTAAAACAGAATTAAAAGTTTTAAATACTTTTAAAAAGATACAAACTTTGTCTAGTGCTTTAAGACTTCCAACAATGGCAACTAGATTTAATTCTGTAACCAGTGCTCCTGGACCTATGATTATAGATAATTTAGCTACAGAGTTTAAATTAAAAAAATTAAATGAAAAAAGTGCAATACTCGATGCTAATTTGCAGCCAGTAGATGCTTCTCATATATTTAAGAAACATCCTATTTTAAATTCTTTTTACAAAGCTCAAAGTATAGCTACTCAATTATTAGGAAATATGCCAGCAAACAGCAATGGATTTAGGAATTTAATTTCTTATATCTTAAATACTAATTTAGGAAATACTATAATAAATGATAGAAACTTACTAAGTAAATTGAGTGATTTTTATCAAACATGTTTGGCATATAAAGGAGGTGTAGTAGAATCAAAAGATCTTGATGAATACATAAATAAGTTTCCTAAAGAATTTAACAGTGAAAACTATAAAGAAACTTACAAAAATAACTATTTGATAAGCTCTATAAAGTTGGATACAGATAAACAAGGAAGAACATATTTATATTTAGATACTACTGGCATAGATACTATGGATAAAGAAAAGCTGTCAAGTGCATGGGCAACTTTACATAGAGAAAATGCCGAACTTTCTACCAAACTATTTAAATATTGCTTGTTTAAAGGAGGTGTTGGATTTAGTCCAAGAACTTTTATGAGTTTACTTCCTATCCAAATAAAAGAAAAACTTGATAATTATCTGCAAACATATAGAGTGTTACCTTCTTTAGATGAAGATTTGGTAATAAATCAATTTATAAGAAATAATGCTGATAGTGATAAATTAGTGCCTAAATTGACGAATGAAGATAAATATACTACAGAAAAAGATAAAGATAAAAATGCAAATATTATATTAGATGAAAAAACTTCTAAAAAATATTTTGGTGATTTATTTATAAAACAATCTTTTAAAGACTCTGATTTAGTTTTATATCAGTGTGTAGGCACTATAAATGATGGTAAATTTACAGAGGGAATACCAGAAATATTGGCAGAAAATGATAGATTGGTTTATAAAAAAGTAGATGCTTTAGGCAGTAATAAAAATTACATTGAAATTGATATGAAAAAATCTATAGAACAGTCTTTAGATTCTAAATTTAGAGAATCTTTAATAGATTCTAAAAACACAGAATCTGAAACTTCTAATGACATAGAGAAAAATAAAATAAGTGATATTGATTCTACAGATAATACTGAAGCTAAAGATAATTTAGATAGTGTAGAAGATGCTGTAACACAATTTTATATTGAGCATATTACAGACTCAGAAACTACAGAAGATACTCAAAGTAATAATGACTCTCTTGATGAAGAAATAAAAGCTCATATTCAAAATATTTTTGATAGAATCAATATTCCTTATAATAAAGATTTCATAGATGATTTTCGTAATAAACTTTGTTAATTATGGCAGCAAAAAATAATTGTATTTTATGGCCAGAAGTTAATGGCCAAGAAAGTAATCTCTATAAAGATTTAATAATCAAGTATAAAGTTCCTAGACCAATAGCTAACTATGCCTATGCTTGTTATAATGTTCCTGGGTTTTCAAATCATATGGATTCAAAGGGCTATAACAGAGATAGTAATGGAGAGCATTCAGCGTACGACGTATACAATGAACTGCACCTATCTGACTATTTATACTCTGCAAGTAAAGTTGGATTAAATAGAGCAGCATTCAATATAGGAGCAGTAGATACTTCAGGTAATCTTATTAATTTTACTGATGCTGAAAAAGCTCTTCAAGTAGCTGTAAATGCTAATACAAAAAACAAAACAATTGTAGCTTATGTAGTAAAAAATGGAGATCATTTCAATGTAAATGTAGTGCCAAAAGATGCTAAAACTCATTATATTGTACAAAATACATTAAAGCAACATCAAATATGGAATGCTATAAAAACTACATTTAAAAATGCAGGAATAAGCATGTCTGTAATTGATCCACAAATATTTAATGCCACTAATGGAGAATATTTTGCCAAATGGATGAATAACATACAAATCATGGAAAATAGACTCATGTTTCAAAATGACATTGAAACTTTGCTGGCATTAAATCAGAACACTACTCAATATAATAGATTAGTTAATATGTTTGGAACTGCAAAAAAAGCAGCAGAGTTTATTTATAATTCATACAGAGGAACAAAAGTAAGTTTAGCACAAAGAACTTTAATAGAATCCGCTTTAAATAACTTTAAAAAATTGAGTTCTATTAATGTTTCTGATTTAAATTATGAAGTTCAGAATATCACACAGCAATCTGCTGTATCTGATGAAACTACTGTAAAATCCATATTAGATAACTTAAATGCTAAATATAATATAAATTATACTGAAATTCAAGTTGTAGAAGGGAAATTAAAGAATTTGCAAGAAGTTGCTGCTGCAGCTGCTTTCACACTACAAAGAAGAATCAGAGATTTAAAAGAACAAAAGGGTATAACTCCAGAAGTCAAATCATTAAACTCTCTATATAAAAATTTGATTACTGAATTAAAAGCTAATAGATATTATTCTGGCATAATTAACTTTTTAAAAGAGGCTGTCACACAGTTTAAAAGTCTAGATGCCGAAGTTCAAAAAGCCCCTATAAAATTACTTAATTTAAAGCAAGTAGTAGACACTGTACAATTACTTAAGAAAATTAATGATTATACTGGTGGATATATGGACATTCTAAGCACCCTTTCTGATATTGATAATATAGTAACTTTTGAAAACATATCTTCAGCAGACAAACAAGAAATAAAAGATTTAGCTAAAGACATTAAAAACTTCTATGTAAATAATCAAAGAAAGATAGATATTTTGAAAACAGAAGCAATGACTGCTTTATGTATAGAGGTATTGGGAGATAATATACAAAATGGAATATCTATAGCAACTTTAATAGATATGGCAGAAAAGGACTCTTCCTTTATGGAAAAATTATATTCATGTGGAAGGTCTGGAAATAAATTAATAGCAGCTATGCAAACTGTTATTAGAAATGCAGAAGATAAAAGAGATGCTAGAGTAAAAGAAATTGCCGCTGAAATTAAAAGAATACAATATAAACTTAGAAAAGGAACTGTAAATAATTCAAAATATAGATATGGCAATGGTAATACTGAATTTATGTATGAAAAAAATGGCTATATAATAAGTGACATTGATTGGGATACTTATTTTTCTGCTAGAAGAAAAGCCATGGGTATATTAAGAAATCAAGGAGTAACTGGACTTGATTTTCAAGAAGCTATGGAAATTTGGGAAGATAATAATACTGAAGATAGAGTTGTTGATGCAAAATCTGGAAGAACTGAAAAAGTACCAAATTCTGCATATAGAAAAGCTTTTCCTACTTTAACTCCAGAGCAACAAGAATACTATAATTCTATAATGGCTCTTAAGGGAGAATTGGGTTCTTTATTACCAGAGTATGCCCAACATCATTATTTACCACCTCAAATTAGACGTTCTTTTATAGATGCTTTGAAAAATGTCAGGAGTTTAAAAGATGGAGTGAGAGCACTAAGAAATAAAGCAGTTGATTTGTTCACTATAAGAGAAGATGATGAAAATTTTGCAAAAAATGGAGTAGTGAATGGTGAAGAATATAATACTGCACATGGCAATCTTGCAGGAAATCCTCGAAAATCAATTCCAATATTTTTCATAAATAGGTTAAAAGACCAAAGAGAATTATTAAAAGATTTTTCTGGAGCAATGTCTTCATTTGCTAGAACTGCTATTAATTACAAATGTATGGAAGAAGTCAAAGATAGCACAGAATTTATGGGTAACTACATTAAAGGTAAACAGGCAGCAGTAATAAAAAATGGTAAACATACAATAGAAGAAATTGAAGATGCTGGAATAAAAGCAATGCAAGAATTGACATCAGTTGCAAATAATACTAATAATGCAGCTCTTATAAATGGATTTATAGATCAACATTTTTATGGAGAAAGATTTAAAGGGTATGATAAATGGTATAACAGACTTGGATTAAAGTTAATTAACTATACTTCTGTAAAGAGTCTTGCAGTCAATTTAAAAGGAATGATTTCAAACTGGTTAGTTGGTGAATTACAAATGATGATTGAAGCAGGAGGCGGTGAATTTTATAATACAAGAGATTTATTTTGGGCATGGAAGCAAGTGTTGGGAGATAATACTAAAGGTGTTCCTGGAAGAATTATGGACTATTTAACACATACAGACAATAGTAAATCAGTTCTATTGGCTAATATGTTTGACCCTCTGCAAGAAAACTATAGAGAGCATGGTGATTTAAGATTTCATGGTCCATTAAGACAATTATTATTAGGCAAAGATCTTACTTTTATAGGTTATGGCATGGGTGAACATGTAATACACTTTGTTAATATGTATGCTGTTTTACACCATGAGAAAGTAATGGTAAATGGAAAAAAGAAAAGTTTATATAGTGTATTAAATGTAGGAAATAAAAAAGATGGTACTTCAGAAATAGTAATAGATCCTAATGCAACTTATTTAGATGAAAAAACAGGAAATTATTTACCTATAGATGATGCATATATAGACAAAATAAAGAAAAGAATTAGATATGTAAATCAGTCTACACATGGTGCCATGAATGAAGAAGATAAGGGTATTATACATCAATATTTTTTAGGACGATTAACCATGAATTTAAGACAGTGGATGGTAGAGCACTACTCTAGAAGGTTTAGAGGTAGACACTGGGAGGCCACACTTGGAGAAGATAGAGAAGGATACTATGTAACAACATATAACTTTTTCAAAGATTGGTTAAAAGATTGGAAGCATTTTAGAACTGCTTATACTGTAACATGGAATCAATTAGATAGAGGGCAAAAAGCCAATGTAAAAAGAGCTATAAGAGAGCATGGAATATTAGCATGTTTATATTTATTGAGCTTTGCTCTAGGAGAGCCAGAAGACCATAAAAGAGAATTTTGGCTTAGAATGTTTATATATCAAGTAAAGAGAGCAATTGTAGATATTCAAGGATCTACACCTTGGGGAATTCCAGGAGAAGCTAATACATTGATTCAAAATCCAATAGCTTCAACTAATGTGGTTAATACTCTAATGTACCCTATTGTTGGATTAAAAGATATAAATGAAACTGTAAAATCAGGAAAACATGCTGGAGAAAACAGATATTTGAGAAACCTGGAAAAATACACTGTTCCTTTCTATAGACATATAGAACAATTACAAGATTTTGCAGAAGATGATGGAATATTCTCAATATTTAGTAGAAATAACTTACAATAAAAAATAGCCCAGCAAAAATGCTGGGTTATTTTTTTTATTTTATCTACAATTTTCAAGTATTTGCATCCAAGTATTAATATCTGTAATTCCTGTAATAGGCATATTTAAATCCTGTAAAAATTTATTGACTTCTTCAATAGTTTTTCCTTTAAATCCTTTATCTTTCATCAGTTTCCTCACTTCTCTTCCTATTACAGAATCCTTAAATAGTTGTTCTGCAGTAAATGTTGTGGCCTCTGACTGAGATTCTCCAGTAAATTTCATTTGTTCATCTGCTCTAAGTCCAGTACCTCTAGTAGTTTTAGGAAGTTCTTCATTCATTTCTTCCTTTGCTTTTGATTGCTCATTAGAGTATACCAGTTTTTGTTCTGCAGCAGTTAATTTTTCTTCAAATATTACTGGAGTTTCAGCCATTCTATCTAATTTTAAAGTATATCCACTTGATTTATCAAGCATTAATTTTGGATTGGTTCCCTTATATGGAATTTCTTCTCCTTTAGTTATTGTAGTTAATTGATGAGTAGAAGGATCTCCATTATAGAGAGTTGTACCTATAGAGCCTCTTGCTTTTTCTCCTAATGGAGTTGGATATGTAACTTGAATAGGTATAATCTTAATTCCTTTAACTGTGATTCCATATTTTTCTTCAAGCATGGTAGCATAAGCAGATAATTGTTTTTTCCATTTTGCAATATCTGAATCTATTATATTGCCTCTTTTAGTCTTCATGTCAAAAATATAGAAATCACCATTCCTATCATAAGCTAATAAATCCAATGTTCCAGCAACAGGTATCTTTTTTAAACTTCCATCTTTTCCTCTAACATTAAAGAATCCAGATGCCTTAACATCTCTTGGAACAAAAGTAAACCCTTGAGTTATAGTCCAATAATCTTTAAAGTCATCTATTTGTTTTGCAAATTCTTGTAAAGCCCCTAAAGATGCATTTGGGTATCTTTTATCTAAAGTATCTAAATTACCTAAATTATCTCCTACAGCATCTCTTACAAACTCATCTACACCATCTCCTACAAAAGTTGAAGGTATTCCCCATCCTGTAAATACATTAAACCTACTGCCAGTAACATCTGCAGATATTACTGAAGTAACTCTAGCAAAAGTAATGTCTGTATTTTCTACACCATAGAATGAAGGCACTACTTCATTTAACCATAAGTTCATTATAGAAGTTACCAAATCAGTGTTAATGGAGCCTTCCTTTGTTTTAAAAGCATCAGAAAATCTTAAATTTTTTAAAGAACCTTTATTATTAAGTATTGCTACCACAAGCTCTCCTAAACTATTTATTTTATTTTTAGTACCATCAAATTTTCTTAAAACAGGGTCTTTAGTATTTAAATAATTCAACATATCATTTATAAAACCTAATTTAGATTCATCCTCTTCAAAAGCTTTTCTAAGAGCTTCTAAAGAATTAATGCCAGAATCTTCTGTTTTAAGATTAAGAGCTTTAGAATCTTGTATAATATCAATTACCCTTTTTTCTGCAAGTTCCTGTGCTTGTGTTCTTAAAGTTTCTGATGCCTTTTTGGCTTCTTTATTTTCTTCTAATTCACTTTCAAATCCAAAGTCAATAACTTCACTTACACCTGTTTGAGTAGCATTTTTCATGTCAGGCTCTGCATCTATTTTATTTTCAACAGACTTTGTTACAGCATCAGTACTCTCTAATTTATCTAATTGCTTTTGAGATTCTTCATTTTTGAGATCTTGTACTTTATTCTTCTCTAGAAAATCTAATACTTTTAAAGCATTTTCTTTATCAAATACTTTTATTTCTGTAGCAGTTTCATATTTACAAACTACAACAGGATTCTCTCTATCAGAATTAAAGACATAATACTCTATTCCTATCTTATTTTTCTTTTTCTTTACATAGTCAGGAGCTTTCTTATCTACTCTAATTTCATTTTGATAATTTAATTTATCAATTAATTTATTATCTGTAACTACTTTTCCTGATTCATCATACCAAGTGTCATTACTTTTTCTATAAATTTTACCACCAGAATACTCTACATTATTTTTTTGACTGCTTAATTTTTCTAAATCAGTTTCCTCTCTGTAAGATGCTATCTTCTCAACTGCAACATCCTTAATTGGTTTTCCATTTTCATCAGTATCAAAAATTGTATAGTTTGCATTTACAGTTCCTAAATATGCAGCATCAGTCATCAAAGCTCCAGCCTCATCATACATTTGCAATGCTGTTTTAGATTTCAAGTTAGATACTGTAATATTTATAAATGGATTTAATCTATATACAGCATCTAATACAGCATCTACTTGTGGATTTTTACTATCAATAACAATAGAATCTCCTAATTGTCGGTCCCCATTAAATACTCCTACTACTGCTGATTTTTCAGAACCTATTAGTATATCTTTTCCATCTTGACTTAAATGTAAGAACTGTCTTAAATTTTTCTTTGCTTCCAATCTTACATTAAAATCAGGTGATGCCAAATTCCTAATATTAGTTTCTATTATATTTTTCAAATCTCCATCAGCAATTTCAGATAATTTTGGAGTTTTTATGCTTATAGGTACATATTCTCCATTAGCAGCAACAACATACAAGAATAATCCACCAACATTGCCTACTATATCTCTTGGGTCATGTAAAGGTATTTTTGGATCTACATTTACTCTTGCCATACTTGAATACCTGACTATACCCCAAGCACATCTTTCAAAACTTTTTATTCCTGAAGGATTTCTTTTTGGATCAGCTAATAATTCTGAAAGCTTCCTTAATTTCTTTTCTTCATCTCCAATTAATTGAGTAGGAACTCTACCTGCTGCAAATTCATTTACTTCAATTTGATCTTGTGATACCCAAAAACGTACATTAGGATTATCAGACCAGAAATTTCTACCTCCTCTTTGTATGGCATGTCTGCCTCTCATATCTCTTACATTTTTGCCAGGAGTTCCATTAGGGAAACCTAAAGTACCCACTATAAGATATTGATCTTCTCCTACAGTAACTACTCCACCATTATCTTCATCATGCAACTTCTTTACAGCATCTGTATACTTAACTACTATAAAAGGTATATCTCCCACATTTATGTCATTATGTATATTCTTTTGTGGATTAGTATACATGACATGCAGTATAGGATTTACTTTTAATATTTTAGCTAATTCTTCATCTATAATCTTTTGAAGTTTTATTCCTTCAGAATCAAGCCATTCAAAGTATTTACTTAAAACATCACCTTTTTTATCAGGTACTCTTCTTCGTTGTATCCTATTTCCAGTACCATCAGGATCTTTTAAAGCATCAGCATCATATTCATAAAAAGCATGTCCTAATATAGCGTATGTCTTACCATCTGCAGTTTCAATAACTGTATTTATTTTATTTCCTTCATCAGTAGCATCTGGTACAATTTTAGCAATTACTATATCCTCTTTTTCTGCTTTTGCTACTTCTTTATCTATTTTATCTTCTATTGTTTCTGCTTTAGCTTCTTGTTGTTCAGCACTTACAGCTTGCTCTTTTGAAGTAGTTTCTTCTTCTACATTTTCCTCTTTTGCTGTACTACTTTCTTCTGCTGTTTCTGTGCTTTTTATTGCTTCCTGCTCTTTTGCTTCCTCTGATACTTTTTCTTTTTCACTATTCTCTTTTTCTATGTTTTCTGTTTTTTCTGGTTTTGTTTCTTTTGCAACAGTTTTTCCTTTATATTCTTCAACCTGCTCTTCCAAAGAAGGACTTTCTAAATTAACATCTTCTGTACTTATTAATTCTGAATCTTCTTCCCTTCTTCCTTCATCTAATTCTGAAGGTACTTTTGAAGTATCTTCTTCAATAAGAGGCATTGCTTTAGAAGCATCAGGCACATCTTCTGTAATTTCTTCTAATGAAGGAGTTTCTTCTTTAACAGGTGCATGTTTTTCTTCTATTTCTTTAATTTCCTCTTTCTGTTTTTCTTCTTCTTTTTTTGTTTTAGCCTCTCTTTCAGTCTTTTGTTTTGATGTTTCTTCTGTTGTAGCCTTTCTAGATCTTTCTACGCCAGACAGATCATCAATCACATCAGAATAAATATCTTTAATAGTCTGTTCAATACCTTCAGCTTCTTTAATATCTTTCAATATTTGAATTGCTTCTTCTTTGGATTTAGCATCTTTTATATTACTAAGAATACGACTTACTATATAATCAGCATTTGGAGCTTCAACTTCCCTATTTACATATTCATGATTTCTTACTATCCTAGATATATCATCTTGCAATAAACTCCATTCTTTAGCTTTCTCTATTTCTTTTCTGTATTTATTTATTAATGGGAAATTAGGATCATCTTTATCTGTTTCTAATAGGAAATCTAAACCCTTTGCAGTGTGATTTCTTAAAGTAAGATATATTTGATCTCCAGCAGTATTTATATCTCCAGGATATTTTTTCTCAAATCCCTGTAAAGCTCTTTCCATGTGACCAGCATAATATAATCCTATTTGCTCTGCACTGGCACTTGCTTTTGCTGTAGCTTCTGCATCTAAAAGTGCTTCTGCCTCTTCTATGTTATCTCTCATTTTTGCAAAAGCCTCATTATTAGCTCTACTTATTTTAGCTAAATCTGCTAAATGTTCTACCTTATCAAAGATGCTTAAATTATTCTTATCTTCTGCATTGCTTTTTACATCCCTTTCTTTTAATATTTCACGAGCTTTTTGTATTTGATTTTGTTGTTCTTTACTATAGTTACCAAAGTTATTCATAGTAAGCATCTCTGCTCTATATTCTGCAGGCAGATTTAAAATTTCTTCTGCAGTTAATACTACACCTCCATTTTCTACTATATCATCATATTTTTTCTGTCTTGCAGCTTCAATGTCTCTTCTTTGTTCTTCAATTCCAGCCTCTTCTATTTCTTTGGAATATCCTCTTCTTTTTCTTCTTCTTTCAGCTCTTTTTTCTCCTCTTGCTTTTCTTCTTTCTAATTCCCTTTCAATATTTCTTGGCTTTGTATCATTTTTAATTTTACTTATTTTTAAATTTTCTTCGTATGCAGAAGCTTCTTCCTCTAAATCATAAATATTGAGCTGCACTTTATCTCTTACAGCAACAGCATGCTCATGTTCTAGTTTAGCAAGATTTAAATTTATATTTAATTTCTCTAATTTTTCTGCAGATTCTTCTGTAGCTTTTTCATTTTTATGTTCTGCAAGATAATCATCTAATTCTTTTTGTGCTTTTTCTATACCTTGTTCTGCACTTTCTATTCTTTTATTAAACTTTTTTAAAGTACTATAATTAGCATTAATTTGCTCCTCAAGACTTTTATAATTACCATAGACTCCCATAGGAACCTCTTCTTCTCCTCTATCTTGATAGGATTTACCTGAAATTTCTCTTTCATACCTATCCATAGTATCATGTAAAAAAGAACTTAAAGCACGCCTAGTAAGTATATTTGACCTTACTAATTGACTTGCTCTTTTGCCTCTTCTACTTTCAATTTCTGATAATTCCTTGTCAGCTTTATCATATTCATCAATAGCTTTTCTAAGATTCTCTGCATTTCTATGAACCATTTGCAAAGCCTCAATTTCATTTTCTCTAGTTCTGGCAATCTCTGGATTTTGCTGAAAATACTCATCTACAAATTTTGCAGCATCTTCATTATTAAATTCAGTGTCTTCAGTAGCAGAATTTACTTCTGTTAACTTTTTTAATAAATCCTGAGCCTCTGAAACTACATGAGATTTTTTAGATACTTGATATAAAGCAGGGTCATTTTCAAATCTCCTTAATTGTTCTGCTGCAAGAATAGCTTCAATATAATCCAACATTTCTCTATCTGTTGGATTAGCTACCCTTGATTTTGCCAAATTAACTGAAAGTGCTTTTTGCAGTCCTTCAAAATCATCGTACTCATCTACTATTTTATTTACATTTTCTACATGCTTTTCAATAGTTCTTTCTGCTCCTACTTTTGTGGCTAAATCACTTAATAATCCATTATTTAAAATAACACTTATTTTTTCTGGCATAGTCATCTCTTTCCACTCTTGTCTAGCTTCTTTAGATGCAAGTTGACTTAATATACCACCAACATTGATTGCAGCAGATGTTTGAGAACCTAAACCACCAACTAATCCTGCTTGCCATGTATGAGGTTCAGCCAAACTCTCCATTGCTCCTACAAGATAAGCAGAAGCTGCTCCCAAAGATTCAGAAGCTCCAGCATTTGCAGCAACATCATATTCACCATTAAGAAAGTTATTAAAGCTCATTGCATTGACCTTCTTTCCTCCAGCAGCTTGCATATCATCTGTAAAGTTGGTCCAAGCTCCTCCCCAAAATATCTTACCAGAAGATTTTGCAGTTCCTTTTAATGCATTTCTCCAATTAATTTTATTACCTTCTTTTAATAAGGTTGGGGTATAAACTAATTTATTGTTTTTTTCAACAATATTCTGCATTGTTTTATTGAGTTCTGGACTCATTAACTGCTTTCTATTCTTAAACAAATATTGTCTATACCCAAAATTATTAACCAAAAAATATTTAAGTCCATCAGTTGCTGCTGTTGCCAATGCTCCATCAGCAGCATCTTCTGCAGCTCTAATAGTTTGATCAGTATATTCAGGCCTATCTTTTAAATCATTATATTCATTATCTACATATTTATCCCAAACTTTACTTTGTGCCTGTTGTTTGGCAGATTCTTGAATTTTGTAAATATCATAGTCAGAGTACTGTGCTCCAGATTTTCTCTCTTTATCAATTTGCTCATTATATTCTGCCATTAAATTATTGTACTCATTTTCAACATCTTGATTAAATGATTTTCTAACAGCAGAATTTGAATTCAATCTACCTTTAAAATTTGCCTCTGCCTGCTTTCTTGCAGTTTCATCAAGTAACATAAGATTACCTGCATAGTCCTCATAAAATTGATTTCTAGCATAAGCATGGCTTATACCAACTGCACCAACTGTTGGAGATACTTGTGACATTGCTTTAGCTGTAGCTCCAAGTACAGCTCCAGTAGCTCTTCCTAATTTTCCAGTTGTTGATAATGCTTTTCCAAGAGATCCTATACCCTCAGTAAGTGCCATCGAGGCCATGTCTGCAATAGCGAATGAAGACATTTTAAAAGTTTCATACCATAAATCATTGTCATCTCCTGTTTTATATACATACTTATAAGGAGAATTACCATTAAATTTATTTTTATATTTATCCTGTAATTCTTCATCAAAAGTACCAGTAATTTCAGCATTAGATACAATTTTATTATTCAAAAGTCCTTTGTAGTCTCTACCTTCTGAATCTTTGCCCATGTAATCCAAGGTAGTGGCATCCATAGTTTTTTGAGTTACAGGTATAAAATTCTTACCTTCATAATATCCATAACTTGGGTAAACTTCACTTTTATTTAAATTTACTACTCTATCTGGATCTATTACTTCTCCCTTTTTATTTACAAAAACAGTTCCTTGCATGCCTAAAAGGGATTTACCAAACTGTCTTAAACCATTAATTTTATCCATGGTATAAGTTACAGCAGATAATCCAATATCATTACCTAAATTTCTTATCCAATCTACAGGTCCTTCTTTATCATTAATATATTCTTTAGCTCTATTTTCTAAGTATTCTTTTGTTGCTGCAGGTCCAATTTTATCTTCCAATACAGCTTTCTCTGCTAAATATTCTCTCTTCTTTTCTATTGGCAATGAGTCAACTACTTCTTTTGCAAAAGCAATAGATCCAGCATCAAATGTTTTTCCCATCCAAGTTAATGAAGAAGTTCCATTCTTAAGAGCTTTTTCCATGGCTTCATAATCATGAAATGCTGCCCAAACACCATTTCCCAAATTATCTTTTGATGGAGTAATAGCTTCTTTAAATTTTTCATTTACTTCTTCATCACTCAAAGTATCTTCATATTTTTCTTTGTGTGCATTGATTTCTCCTTGATTATTATCTTTTTGTCTTGTAAGATGTCTATCAAAGATGCTATCTAAAGTATGTTGATGCTTTAAATCTGATTGTCTAAGTGCCCCTTCATAAGTACCAAAATTAGTCTGATTATTTAATGCAATTGGACTTCTAAAAGATGGTTTTGTCCAAACATTCCAATCTTGCGGTTTCCAACTACCATCTTCTTTTTGTTTTATACCTAAACCTGCATTTGCCAAATCTCTAGCAAAATCTTCTCTTTCTTGTCTTGTTTTCCAGCCACTTTCCAATAACTCTTTCTTGCCCTGAGTATCCATGCTGGCATACTTGTAAACATCTGAAGCATCTCCAAAAGCATTATTTTCAACATCTACTACAGGTCTTCCAGAGTCATCATATATAGGTCTATTGTTAACATCCTTCTTAAATAAATTATACCTGTTTTCAAATTCATCATTTATAGCATAATCTTCCATAATATCATCTAAGACATATGGATTTTTCATGACTGTTGGATTATTAATAGCTTGACTAAAGGCTCCTGCACCTGCCAAATTATCAAAAAGCATTCCTTTTACCAAAAAGTTTTTGACTCCCATAGGAAGTGCTTTAAAACTTGGATTTTGATAAGACCCTATATTATTTACTTTTTGAAATTGAGACATTGCATTATACAATTTTTTATTTTGCATAATGAAATTTTGAGCCTGATCATCAATCAATCTCCTAGTAAGAGCAGGCATATTTGAATACAGTGTCTTATAGGCAGCTAAAGCACCAAGACCTCTTAATTTCGGTAAATCTATTTTAGGCATAATTTTAAAATGTTTTATTCGTCAATACCATAATCAGAAAGTGCTCCAGCTAAAGAGCTAAAATCATATTCATCTAATCCCCCTGAATCAGCTCCTTGCATTCCAAAATACATCATTGCTGTAGACACAGGATCAGTCATAGAGTTGACTATATTATCTGATATAGAATTAGCTATATCTTTGTATGGGATTGTTTGTTTTTCAGGATGTTTAGGGTCCATATATATAGTTTCTCCATCATCACCTAAAGTATAAATAAAATTATTTTTTTGATTAGATTCTGTTATAAAGTTATATAGTGGATTTTGCCACTGCTTTTTTAGACCCTTTGCCCATTTTGAATTTTTAGGGAGTGCATCTAAATATTTTTGCATAGGTCCACCAGCAAGCTCAAAAGCTCTCTTAGGATATATACTCTGTCTACCTTTTAATACATTTGCAAAATTTTCATCACTTCTAGTATAGTTATTAGTTTCTCCAGTTCTTATATTATAAGATACTATATCTTTAAATTGTGAAGTCATATCTCCACTTGTAGTACCTGATTTACCTCCCTTTTTTCCTTTTCCTTGAGCTTCTGCTTTATCTTGTAAAAATTTTTTGTATGCAGGAGACATTATTACATCTCCATTTTTATCACGAGAATACATCCAAGATGTAGGAGAATTTGCAGCTTTTGCATTAAGCATTCTTAACTGATGTTGTCTGTTTTTCTCATTTTCTGCTGCCTGTCTTGCGGCTGCTTTATCTGCCATTCTCTCTTGGAATGCCTGCTGTGCTGCCATTTGCTGCATGTGATACTTATGCTGAGTTGCCATAATTGCACCTTGATTTGCAGTAGGAGTAACTTGTGTAGTTCCCATAGCTCCCCACAATCCTTGATTAGCAAATTCTCTTGCTCTTGCAAGCAATTTAGGATCATTCCAACCTTCAATTCCTGAAGATTTAAGTACACTATCTACAATAGCTGTAAGTACTTTATTACTATTAGGATCATTAGGATTATTAATAGCACTTAGTATTTCATTTCTAGATAATCCATATCTAGCAATAAACTGTAGAGTATAAGGGTCTTTTGTTTTTTCAAGATCAGAGCCTTTTAATTCTTTAGATAGATGTTGTACTTGTTGACCAACCATTTGAGTCAACATTGCCCCACTAAACTGATCATCCACAGATAATGATGGATTATCTATAAAATCATCCAAACTTATTTCATTTGCTTTTCTTCTTATTAATAAAGTAGGGTCTCTTAATAAAGCCTGTCTTTGTTCTTTTGCAAGCTCCTCTCTCTTATTATATGCTTCTGCAATAGGAAGAATTTCTCTAGCATATCTTGACCTCATTCCATATAAATCCTTTCTTGCTGTAGGAGTAAGTCCTTGTCTTGAAAGAATGTCTGCTTGATTTCTTAAATCATCTGCATATTTTTTATACATGGAATAGGCTTTTTTATCTGTTTGCTCATTAGCCTTTCTTTCCCATTCACTTGCTTTAGTATCTAACTCACTGTAAGCCTCCTCCAACATTTGATGCTCCTGTGTCATTTGCATTGCAGGAGCTAATAACTCTTGATAAGAGAAAGGCTTAAATTTACTATTTATTACTATACTATAATTTGCCATTATCTTCTCCTCCTTTTATTTTTAATAGTTAAGAATCCTCCTTTGGCTGCTTTGGCAGTTTTAGAATCTTTAACTGTATCACCGTTAACATCATCCAATAAATTTCTTTTATATCTACCAAAGTAATCATAAAGCAATGCTTTATTATTGTGAATCATATCCATTGCAAAGGCCTCTCTACCAATATCTCCAAGTGAATCAAAGAGATTAGTGAGGTTAGCACTTCTTGCTGCACTAGCTCTATTTAAAGCAAGGTCTCTCAAAGTAAGTGCTTTGTCTAATAAATTAGCTTTAAATTGAAGATTACTATTTCTAGCCATTTGTGCTTGTAAATCTTTCTCACTATTGAACATTGAAGTACCTCTATTAAATTGTCCTTCAGTAGAAGCCAGTGCATTATAACTATCTAATCCTTGCTTATATGCATTACCATAATTCTTTTGAGCATTAGCTCCTGCAGCTATAAGACCACTAATTGCATTTCCTCTGTTAAGATTACTTTGATTGGTTATACCTCTTTCAACAGCTCCTGCTTGAGCATTTAAATCATTTATTGCTTCTCTTGTAGAGAATCTTTGTAATCTCAATCTTTCTGGAATAGGACTAAATGCAGGATCTGTCATCCCCTGAGAAGCTTGTAACATGGCCCTATAACCACTTTCATCAGGAGTATTAGTCCATCCCATAGCATCAGAGAATGCAGCAAGTCCTGAGCCTATTGCAGGCATCCATCTAAGTTCTCTTGCAAGATTATAATGCTCTGGTTGAATAGTGTCCCTTGCAGCTGCTGGAATCTCTTGACCTTTATATAAAGTTTCTAATGGAGCACCAGTTACTTCATGCAAATATTTTTTTGCAGATACATCAGTTTTATTAGTCTTGTCCAAAGACTTTAATCTTGTATATTCTTTCCATTGTTCATTAGTTAAAGGTGCACTTACAGGAGCAGCATCTTGTGCTTGAACCCTATCTTCTAAATCTTCAAATGAAAATTCTGGTGGTTTTATTCCTTGCATGCGTGCTTGCTCCTGTGGAGCATAGGCAGCATTATATGCTTTTTGTATGGCATCATAAGCTCTTCCTTTTGGTCCTGTTAAAGCATAATTTAAAAATCCTTTTGCATTTTTAGCGTACGTCTTTTTTAAATTTGCACTCTTTGAATCATTAGCATCTAAGTAGTTAAGAATGTTTGCATAGTTCTTTGAATCTTTAGTCACTTCATTATACCAAGTTTTTATATCAGGTCTATTAGAAGATCTGTAAAGAATATCAGGATTTCCAAATTGATTTCCAAAAATCAAATAATTATTTGGATCTTTATAATTAGGATCAATGAAGTATTTTGGAACATATCCTTTTAATATTGGATAATCCAAACCACTAGGAGTTGCTTTTGTAGGCTGCTTTGCATACAAAGGATCACCATCAGGATCTGTTGGATTTAAAACACTGCCAAGAGCAAACAAATGCCCACCACAATTATATAATAACCCACCTAAAGCGGCTTTCTTAGCTTGTCTTCTCATTTTTCTCTCTTCTGATTTTTGTCTTAAAATTTCTTGTGCATTCATTAATTTTATCAAAGAGTTTTTAAGACCTGCCTGCTCTATAGGGTCATTAGGTCTTTCCTCTGAATTTTTCTGTAAATACTTTACAGCTTCAGCAAATGTATTGTCCTTGTTTTTCAGTTTAAGTCTTTGAGCTAATTCTGAAGGTACTTTTAATCTATTACTAAATACATAATCATTCCAAACTACCTCTCCCTCTTCAACTAAATTAGGTTGACCATCTTCAGCCATACCCATAGGAACTCCGCCAAGTGGATTTCTTTCATGAGTATCTCCACTATTAATTATAGATAAACCATTAGTCCAATCAGAACCATAGCTATGAAGACTGCCACCATCAGCTAAATGTCTAGCCTCTAAATCTTTCTGAGCCATTCTTCTTTGGGCTAGCTCATAATCAATGGCTCCTCCTATATATGGCTGTGCTAAGAATCCACCTTCAGCTGCATAGTTAGCCATCATATTATCATATTGAGTTCCTATCATATTATTCAAATTGGTGTTTAATGCATTTTGTGCATTATTTACTGCATAGGTTTGTTCTTTCTGCAGTTGTTTAAACATCTTACTTGCTTTATTAGCAAATACACCATCTTTGCCAATAAAAGATTTATTAAAGTTAGTTACTGCAGGCATTGTTTTAAAATTCTGTGCTAAAGCTTCAGTAGAAGAAGCATTAGATGAAAAAGAATTTAATGCCGCATTATTTGCATTAACTGTATTTATATTTTCTTGATTCAATGAAGAACCTACCAATGCATTAATTCCACCTTGTAATATTGGAACTGCAGCACTTGCTATTACTCCTCCTACACCAGGAATCATTTGAGCAATACCTCCTAACTGCCCAATAACATTACCAGCTCCTGATGTAAGTCCTCCACCAATCATAGAGCCTACCATAGAACCTAAAGCTCCTGCAGCTGCATTTACACCTGATCCTGTTCCTTTTACTAGATTCTTTGCTTTGTCCAATAGACCAGGCGACTTCATACTACCTAATGGGTTAATAGGGGAAGTATCTGCTTGCAATGCTGTAGAAAAAGAAGGTGTTGCATTATATGTTAAATCTAAATTTGGAATTTTTATCTGATCACCCATACTTTTCTAATTTATTTATGCAAATATACATAATTAATTTAATCAGGACAAATTATTATTTTAAAAACTAAAAAGAGTATAAGTTTTTCACTTATACTCTTTTAAATTAAATATAATAAACTGTTGATACATCATGTAATATCATATTAGTACCTCGTAAATTAGTACTCCTACCCAATGTGATATATGTCCATGTATTTCTTATTCTATCTCTATGATGTATTTCATCTCTTGGTATATCAGCTCTCCATACTCTAAATTTCTTTTTTGCATTTATAGGTACTTGCCCAGTATCTTGATATTCATTCCAAGATCTAATATAATCAAAAGTGCTATTATGTTGCAAAGTACTACCTAAATAAGAATCTGCCCTATATTGTACATTAGTAAATATCTTGTCTATTGCAGGATTATCATTACTGATGTATGTAATATAGAAAGGCTTTAATTCATCAAAGAAATTATTATATTGTCCAGCAAACATTTTATATAATTTCAGATTACCATCAGTAGTTTCTTTTACTGCAAAAAAGTCACTACCTATGTTAAACATTGCAGGTAAGTTTTCATAAGACATGAAAGAAGTAAAATTACCTAATGCAGCAGAATAAACAAGACAACTATCTTCATTAACTATATATAAATCATTATGATTATTATCATAAAATGATTTCATAGTATAGTTATTTAAAGTCCAAGGATCTTGTTTGACATTATCATCAAACCAAACTCCAAATCCTTTATTGTCACTTATATTATTAAGTCCTTGACCGCTTATACTATATAAAGCATTACTTAAACTATCTACAAAGTAAATTCCATCAGCCATCTTTACAATAGTCCATTTATTAGTGCATCCAATAACATCATTAAGATATTTGTAACCATCAACTTTCATATTATTGGAAATCTCAATAGGTACCCCATCAGATGTAGGTATTTGTACTCTACTATTAAACATTATACTACTTATACCTCTTTCTTGGAAGCAAAGTAAATTATCATTCACTATTTGTAAAGAAGTTACTTCTCCTTTATTACCATCTAAATCTAGATTATTATCAAAGTTTAGTTTTGTCCATATATCAGTTTCACTACCATTAGTTTTAGTTAAAGACCAAGTAATAGAATTTGAAAATTCATTTATCTTATAAAAATCTTCATCTAAAATTTTATAAGTGAAAACATTATTTGGTTGACTGTAAACATCATTCATTAAATTAAAGTTGGTAGGTGACATATTTATATTGGAAACTTGTCCTCTATTTCTATCATATCTTCCATCCAAATTAATTCTGCTTTCTACCATGAATGAGGCTATTTCCACTATTTGATTTTCATCTTCAGTAGTATAGTTATATGTTTTCAGACAATCATATTTTTGATACCAAGTATCTCCCCACCAGAATTTTACTTGAGTAGTTTCTTTAGTATTGATAGTTACTGCTTCTCCTGCAGGAAGCCATTCATTTGCAAGAAGGGCATCAGGATCAGTACCACCAAAATCAGGAGTATATAAAGAACCATCAGCATTAGTTCTTACAATTTCACCTAACCATAAATAAGGTTTAGTAGTCACTTCTGTATTATATTTTTTACTTCCATAAGTCCCACTTTCAATACTTGCAGAACCTTCCAAAGAAAATACAGCATGTGGAGTTGACCTGTATTTCATAACTACAGGTTCTTTTGTGATTGCAATAGCACTGTTATAGTCACCAGTTACACTTTTCCAATCTTTATTATCATCTACTAAACTGCTTGGAGGTACTGCCTTTATTTTTGCATGTACTTGTTTAGTTGCCTTATCTTCTTCTTTAAAAAGTTTAAATAAATTATAAGTTTCATCAAATACAGGATCTGTTGTAGATTTTACAGGTGTACTATCTGTAGGAAAAGTACCTGAAGCAAATACAGTGCTATAAGACTCTGAATGATTTATTAAAGTATCTACATTACCATAATAGTTAAATGCACCAGAAGATACATTTATCTTAGTAAGACTCATCTCATCACTATCAAAGAAATTTATAGGAGAAGTACTTAAAGGATTATTAATTTCCAAACTCCATACATTATAATGAGATACATGTATGTTTGAAATTCTTTTTGTCTTTAATACTGCAGATCTATTTCCTCCATTTGCAGGTCTTATACCATCATTATTTAAAGAGCCTGACCTATGCCAAGGATATACCATCCAAAGTAATGGATGAGTTTGTTGATCCCAAGGAAGATATTTACCTTCACTATTGGAATCATCAACCATATAATCTTCATAAAATAATCCAGCAGCTAATGTCCTACCAGCATTTTTTTCTTGATAATCAAATACACTATAGCTTTTTTTAACAAATCCTTTGCCTGTAGGATAGAAAGTAGGTGAAGATGTTTTGATGTCTATATCCCAAGCACAACCATCAAATTCAGTTCTTCCTGCAATTCTAAACTTTAAAGTAGTGGCATCAAGATTAGTTATATCTTTATCAAATTCTATATCAGGAGAATGAAAGGTAACTGTATTATAGTCAACAAAGAACACATCTCTTATATCGTCAGGAAGATTTGCAGTTGTAGAAGGGATATTACTGTATTTACTTTGAACTCCTTGTATTTCTGCACTTCTTCTTCCTTCTGCATATAAAGACATATTATGTTGAAACTGAACAAAAGTGCCTGCCTCAATATTTCTTTCTATGTCAGTATCTTTAAATCCAGGAATTATAGGTCTAATATACCAAGAAGATTGTGAGTGTGGTGTATTATGTCTTCTATCTACTTTATTATATACAGTAGGACATACAATACCTTGAGCAATAATTCTTCTATTCAATATTGAAGGGCTAACTATAATTCCTCTTACTTTCTTATAATCTTTAAACTCTGAAGAAGTTAAGTCTACATTTGTATTTACAGCTGGGAGAGTTAGTCGAAAATATGGATCATAATTACCATAATAATGCCCTTGTATATTTGTAAATGGATGTGAAGTAATAGTGGCATCTTTCAAAAATATAGGTTCAGACCATTTGCCACTTTTATGTTGAAGCTGTATTCCAAATCTATATACCTCATTATATTTAAAACTTCTAGCATCTGCAAGAGTTTCTGAATTTAATTCTTTTGCTGCTAATGTACTACTGTATGTGAAAGTATTTGCTTTTTTAAAGTTAGGTAAGTCTATAACACGGGAATCTTGATTTAATACACAATTTTGTCTTAAAGTATTTTTTATTTTTTGTGAAATTCCCCTTCTATTCATTTTTACATTACCTAAAAACAGAGTGTTGTCTTTAGCAATTAAGGTGGAAGCAATTAACTCTTCCCCACCAATATACAAAATGAGATTAGGATCTACTACTTCTCCTTCAGTATTGTCATCAGTGTAAGAACAATCTTTTAAATGAAATTTATTATCTCCTGTCCTTCTCCAAATTTCAATATCTTTTACTCTTTTTACTTCAAGAGTGCCATTCCATGATGTTCTCTTTATTGAATATATTCTTAAATATTCAAACTTTTGATCAAGGTCTGTTATATTTATTTTAAATGCATTACCTATACTTTCTGCAGGATTTCCAGCTCTATCAGGGAATGAAGTATACAACATTTGAGAGGTCCACACTATATTACTTTCTTGACCATATTTATTATAATATGTAAAAGCATATTGCAAAGTGCATGCAGGGAATATACCTGCACTAGTATTCTCTTTTTGAATAGTGACTGTTTCTCCTAAAGTTAATTCAGGAATAAAATCAAAGTCTGTAGAAGCATAAGTATCTGGTTCATTGACACTGTAAAATTTACTTATATTTATAACTCTTGGCTGATTTTTTCCATCTACCCAATATATTTTTTGTATACTTGGATTTTCATAGACACCCAAAGTTTCTATTGGATGTTCAGCATCATTATTTAAATTACCTGCAAATATACAATTTAAATAAAAATTATTTTTGTATTCAATTCTATAAATATTAGTAATATTTCTTTCTAAAGTAAATAGTGTAAGAAAATTTCCAAGTATACAATGTCCCAAATACCTTCCTTTTATTATATTAATTGCTCCAGGAATTATATGAGAGTCCGCTGTTAAATCAATTACAGCATTTGCTCCAGAGATTATTGTAATTCCTGCAATATCCTCTAAAGTATCTCCTGTGTCAAAAAAAGGTATTTCATTTATTCTGTCTACAAAATTTTGAAAGGTTATTGTTTTCACAGATGTATCATGAGTGAAAAACCCCCTCTCCACTGTCAACATTATTGTATAAGGACTATCTAATGAAATAAAATCCTCGACATTTAATATATAGTAAGGGGATGGTAATTGAGTGCTTACAATTTCTACTGCTAAAGTAACATTTGCCGCTACAGAAATATTTCCAATGATATTACCAAGTTCATCAATAACAGGATTACTAAACTGTACTTCTTGAGGCCCACGCTCATTAGTTACAGCATACATAGTATCATCCTCTCTTGCTGTAAATCTTACATTATAAGCATCCCAAAGGAATTCGCCCTTTTGTTTTGATGCTGCAACATCTCTCTGCATTCCAAGAAATATATGTTCATCCTGCTTTTTCATATCAATGTATTCTTATATGTTCTTTTGTACCTTGGTTAATAAATCCAGTGGCATGTTCTCTTCTATCAAGAAGACTATTCCACATATTAGTAATAGACTGCATTTGATCTATAGTAGGCATAATCAAATCAGTTTGAGCTTGTCCTACAGCCCAAGCATAATCTTGATCTGCTTTCATCATTATTTGAGGATTTATTTTTCCTAAATCATATTGAATAGTAAACCATTGCTTCTTTATATAAGCTTCCAAAGCTCTTTCATAAGAACTGTTATCTGGAATCAATGGATAACCATCATCATCCATTGGCATTGCCTGATATGCTATTTCAACTATACCTTCTTCAAAAGAAGTAAATATACAGTTACCTTGTAATTTATAAGTTAAATCATGCACTCTTCTATCATCCCAATGTTTTTTATGCTCACTAAAATGAAAGTTATCAGTGCTATATCTCAAAGCCCTTCCTTCTTTTTTACCATACCTTACTTGAATCATATTATAAAAATCACAAGGAAGTTCTCCTCTATAATCTTTTATATGAATATCTGCAGTTTTTTCCATAAAAGAAGGAGGAGTTCCTACTATTCTTATAAAATCAACAGCATAGTCAATTACTGTTTCAAATGGTATATCTTGCAATAATGGATGACGTGTTACTCTATCCATTATAACTTTTATATTTATAAACTTCATGACCAAACAGCATCTATATCATTGTTATTTATATGTTTAATTATCTCTCTTTTAAATTCCCTGTTAGGAAAAAACTGATAAAAAGATTTATTTTTATAGCTTGCGTACTTTCTATTGTATTGGATAAAGTACCCAAATTTTGCAACTGTCTTAACTAAAATTTTATTTTCCTTAGCTTCAGCATCTTCATACCATAATTTGAAAGTACTATTCCAGTCAACTGCATAATTGTTTTTTAATTTCCCATTTTTATATTCTGCTTTTCTATCATATTTTATAAGTTCTAACCTGCCCATACCTAGAGGAAAATCAATGCAGTGGCCTTTAGACATACGTTGAATAAATCCTTTATTTATTGTTTTTACTATATGACCAAAATCACGTTCACTTATGTAATCAACAATACCAAAAAACTTATTCTTCTTTAGCCATCTCCAAATACTTTTAATAGTATAAGAATTTGTTATTTCTCTATTTCTATGTTGACTTGCTTTTTTAATGTCAACTACAAATTCTTCTATTGTCATCTATCCATCCTTCTTAAAAAGTCCTGTCTCATATTTTGTCTAATATAGCCTGCAATATCTGCCAAATCATCTGAAGCATTGTTCTCTTCATCCTTAGGAGTGTATTTAGCACCACTAAGCTCTTTAATTATCAGCTCTATTATAGTTGGAATCAAAGCTTCTTCCAAAGGAAACTCTCTATCTAATAAATCGCATTTAATGTTGCCATTTTCATCAGGGCACTGAAGCTCTGAAGCTTTGGCACTATCTTCAAAAATACCTGTAACTTTTGCTTTCTCCAAATATAAATATTGTGGATTACTTGACTTCAAATATAAATGTTCATCAGGAGCAATAGTACTATAAATCATATTCTTAAGATAAGAAGAGCTGCCAGCATATTTAAATCTTTCTCTATTTACATAGTTAAGATTTCCTGAGAAATAATCCATAGTACTTACTACAGGAGTTTTTAAAGAAAGTAATTGTGGTATTTGTTCAACACTTCTTAGATAGGTCCCACTGCAAGGATCACCTTCAAAAGCTTCTGTAGGTTCCAAATTCACACAAATAGTTTGAAAGTTGGATTCTGGTATTTCTTTTTTTATGTCAGAGTATCTTTGCTTTAGAATAAACAGTCTATATTTATCAAGTAAAAATATCACATGTTCTCTTTGAAAATGTGAATCATCACTTGTAAGCTTTAGTTCATCTAGTATAAAATATACTAATTCTCCATAAGTACTCATAATACTATAATTAAAATGCTCTTACAAAGTTAATAGAAAATACTATAACTTGCAAGAGCATAATTAAATTTATATTAAAACTAACTATATTAGCCTTACAAATCAAAGTCTTCTATAGTTTCACCATCACTAGGAATTATTATATCTTTATTAAGTATGTTATCAACAGTCTTCTCCAAAGCATCCAATCTCTTATTGCAGTTTTCAGATCTGTAAGTAAGTCCATACATTTTACCACTCATTGTGTGATTATTGAATGTACTATAATAATCAGGATAAGGTATAAGACAAGAACTTCCAAACAAGCAATATAAAGCTTTATTTATTAAAGTATAGTCCTCTTCTGGAATACACCACCCAAAATCATTATTAAGCAACTCTCCTAATAAAGTATATAATAACAGTTTGTTTACTTCTGATTGTTTAACATAGCCTTTATTAGCTAATGTAGTGAAGTATCTATAAACAGAATCATATATATTATCAACCATTGCAACCACATTTAGATATTGGCACTGCTTTTAACTTACCAGAGAACCATTTATTGAAGTACTTTATACCTTGAAGATAATGCCCAGAGTCTATGCTCAAATTAAGAGCTTTCCATTGAAGCATTTGATTAATTAATCCTTGAGGTACTGAACAATCACTATCACTCATTTCTTTCATATACTGCATGAGAGAATTATAATAATTTCCCATATACATGGTAACACCTAATGTTACTGTATTATCCATTCCACATGGGATTCCTGGATCAGGTGTACCTTCTGTCTTTACATATACAAAGAAAAGATGCTGGCTTAAAGTAGTGACAAGGTCTGCTTCATTTAAAGTCAGGGAAATACTTTTGACTTTAGATAATGTAAGGTCAAATGAATATGATGGAGCTGGTATAGGATTAAAGTAGAAAGTACTGCTATTAGTGGCACCACTGACAACTATACCATAACTATCCCTGCTTTCCTGGTTAATTCTATTAAGCTCAGCAGCCAACTCAGATAAAAGATAACTTGATTTGCCATTTATCTTTATACCATCACCAAGTACTTTTCCATCATGTATGCAGAGACTGGCATCATCATATGAAGGATCTATGGTAATTGTTATATCCTTTTTCTTTAATATTATCTTAAGATATGACTGTCCAGTACTTATATCTGGTTTTTCATCCTCTAAAGTATATGTAGTATATACAGACCCACCACCACCATCATTATTAGTTGCCTTAAGGTATTTTACAGTGTCAAATGATTTTGAGTATATAGGATTGTCTGAAGGTCTTCCTTCTACATAAGTTTCTTCTGTATCAATGGTAACACCTTTTATATAAACATTTTTAAAATGTTCTCCAGGACGTACTTCAGCATCAATCATTAAATTTTTAGCATCCCTAGTAATCCTTAATTCATTAAATACTATCATAAGAAAATAATTTAAGGGAGACTCTTGGGGAGCCTCCCTAGTTAGATACTCCCATAAAGGGCATTAAATAAATCTATAAATTACTCAGGGGATACAATTGCCTCAATTGCAGCTACAATGCTAGTTGCCAAAGCACCTGCCTTAGATGCAGTAGTGTCACTTGCAGCCCTAGGAGCAAGGATAGTCAAATCTTTCTCTGACTTTTGAATGGCTTCATTAGCACCACAATAGAAATAGTGGATACCAATAAAGTCATACTCCTTGGCAGGATCTACAAGGTACTCAGTAGGAACATAGTCAGGGAATCCAACCATTCTATACTGATCACCTCTTTCACCCATGAAGAAGTACTCATAGTCAGCAGCCTGCTTACCATTCTTAAGTTTTTCTCCAGCAGACTTGGTTGCAGTTCCCCAAGCAACTTCATTATAAGTACCATTACCATTGAGTACATTTATCTCTCCAGGAGTAACAACCAAACGCATGATTTTCTCCTGCTTAGTACCTCTAATCCACTCAGGGGCAACTTCCTTAATAATAATGCCTGTATAGCTACCTTTAAGATCTTCTGCCTTTGTTCTTGCAGTTACCTCAGTTTCAGTACCATTATTAGTGCCACTACCAAGATATACTTTGATAAACTGAACAGCCTCTCTTGACATATTCTTAGCTACACTCAGTGCCATGGCAACATAGAAATTAGATGCAGTCATGCTGTTAGTGCTTTTAACCACACCATACTTCCAATATTTGGAATCTTCAGGAGAAATTCCAACATAGCCCATAACTTCAAGTTTGAGAATAAAATCTTGACCTGGAACTACAGAACTACCATTAAGAGCATCATTGTTAAGAACAATAGTCCACTTGTTAAGTGTTTTAGCCATCTTGTCTGCAGGAGTAGTAGTAATAGACATAATCTTATCAATGTCAATTATGTCAGTAACAACTTGGCCACCTGCACCAAAATACTTGAAGAATAAACTCTTGCCATCAGGAGTGCCTTTTACTTTGATGTCACCCTTTACAGCAACTTCATTATTACCTGTTTTTAAAGCATTTGCCACATAAACGTGGTTTACTTGATTAACTGAAAAAAGATTCATTTCTTTAAAAAATTAAATTAAACAATTACTCTTCCTTGGCTCCAACACTTTTAGATGAAAGAGCTAAAGAAACAGCTCTACGCAAAATAGTATCATGTAATATAGAATTTAAGATACATTCTTTTTCTTTAGATTCTCCATTTACTGAAAGTCCATTTGGTAAGTCTTCCAATACTATTGGAGGTGGTACACTCAAGTATTTAATAGTGTAAGTGTCTATTTTATATTTGGAAATTAGTTCCACTTTTTTATCTCCAGAATCCAATCTTAATACCCTGTACTTTGTAGGTCCTCTGAAAGGATTAGTTCTTACTCTATCATACTCATCTTGAGTTACTGGATATACTGTGGCAGTAAAGGTGTTATCTGAACAACTTAAAGCCTCATCATTATAATTTACCTGCTCTAATGTAATAAATGCAAGGTCAGAAGGTAACTCAAATAATATAGAATTTTCTGCAATTTTTTTACCTGATACAGCATCTTCTATTGAATATACTTTTGTTTTTACCAAGTTATCCAAATATCTTCTGAGTTCCTCTGTACCTTCAAAATAATCTCCATAAGGATTCTTGCCATTGTAAAAGTTTACAACAAGCTCTTGTTGTGCCATAGTAAGAAACTGTGATTTCTCATATTCATTAAACTCTACAGTATCAAATGATTGCTGAGAGTCAAATTTCTTTATTCTTCTATAGCTATCTACTAATAAGTCAAATCCTTCTGAAAATTCTTTTATATTCATTGTCTGTTATTATTATCATTAGACTGTGCTCTGCCTCTAGTAGCAAGTACTAATCTTACTGCCTGCTCTAAAATATCATGATGCAATATAGGATTCAAAGAACATTCTTTAGCTTCTGTATACCCATCTATATCCAATCCTTCAGGAAGTTTAGTAAGTATTATTGGAGTAGGTCTTTGCACATACCTTATTTTATATTCTCCAGTAGCTTCACCCTTTGCTATCTTATTAAAGATTGCTTCATTAAGAATTATCTCAGATGCAATATCATAGCCTGTTGAATTATTTTGAAATAATCTCCAAGCTTGCTTTTTTAATGGTTGAGCATATGCTTTTGACATCTCCCTGTCATACTCTTTATAATTTATTGGAATTACTACATATCTTGTTGTAGTATCATCTTCAGTAACATAAAAATTCTCATTTAAAATAAATAAGATTTTTTGATCTAAAGTATATAACATTCCTCTATAATCAAAAGTATTCGCAGAGAAGTATGTAGTCACCACATTTAATAATGGCTTTTTAACTCCTGGAGCTATGTAGATAAGCTCTTGTGGGTCATCTTCAATAGTTATATTAAAGAATGAACTTGCTTGCTGGTATTCATCATTCTGTGCATTTAATGTTCTCTCAACAAGTTGAGTTAAGGTCATGCCAGCTCCAGTTTTATCATTTAATAGAATATCTATTTTCCCATTACCATCATCTTCCATGCCATTGCCATCAGGTCTATTGTATATAGTCAAGTTAAGCAGTTTGTCAGGCATAAGATTAACTACTTTTATAGTACCTTTATATACATTGGTAGCATCATATATCCTACAAGACTTACCTTCTCTTGATTTTCTCAAAGGTGATTCTACCTTAATTAAAGAAGAGAAATCAGTCTGTCTTCTTTCTGAATCATCAAATCCCTGTGATTGAGAATTTGTATGAGCATCAAAATAAGATTTAACAATAATATCTTGTGCCTGTGTTAAAAACACAGACTTTTCATATTCATCAAGAGTTATATCATATCTTGAAGACTGGTCTCCAAACTCTGCTTTTGTACTATAGCTATTTAATAAAGTGTCAAAAGAATCACTGAATTCACTGAGTTTCATAGGATTTGATTTTTAATTATTCACTTCTTTGGCCTGATTGCACTGTAGCATTAGCATCTCCTACCCAAGCAAGTTTTGCTAATTCAACTGCCCTTTGAAGTATTTCTTCATGTATGATAGGATCTAATTCACAAGTCATAGCTTCAGTTTCACCATCAATCTTCACTCCTTCCAAATTACTTAAAATAATTGGTTTCGGTCTTCTTATATATCTTGCAGTGTAAGTTTGAATTTTATCTCCATACCCTGCAATTATTTCGGCCTCATTAGGAGTAGAGTTGATAATCAATCTCCAAGCTTGATTTTTAAGAGGTCTTTTAAATGGTTTACTCATGAGTCTGTCATACTCATCAAATTTTATAGGTACAACAGTTAGAGTTGTAACATTTGAGTTTCTTTCGACTGTCAATTTTTCATTGATTATCAGCATAATCCTATCATTGGCAGGAAATGAAAAACTTTTACCTCTATTATCAAATGTAGGTGAAGTGAAATTAGATATTGTAAATGTTCTGGTTAATGTGGAAAAATCAATTTGTCTTTTTTGACTTCCATCATAACCTTCCTGCAATTTATTGCTCTTAGGATTGAAGTAGTTTTTAACTACTTCATCCTGAGCTTTTGTTAAGAACACTGACTTTTCATATTCATCCAAGCCAGGTGCCTCATTGCTTGCTATATTATTGTACAGTACATCAAACTGATCACTAAACTCTTGTGTAGTCATATCAACTATTTAATTGAGCTTCAATACTGAATTTCATTTCTTGATGCTTAGGACTATTCAAATAATCAGCTGCCATACTTAATGTAGGGTCTTGCCCAGCTTCACACATTGGAGTATTGTCTTTCCTTATATAATGGAAATCTCCTCTCTTTGATATAATCCCTGCTTCAATAGCTTTCTTAATAAGTACTTTAGTAGAAAGGCTTGGGTCATTGACTACTTTGATAAACATAGATGCATTAGATTGAATTAAATCATCTGCCTTTATTTGAAGCACATCCAGTTTAGCACTCTTTGCAGTAGGTCTACCATCAATGGTTTCAATGATAAACCTTAAAGTATCAATGTCATCTTCAACCTTACCAAGTAACTTATATGCGAGTTTCTTATTATTAACTCTTGCAGTAGCAACTTTAGATTTGTCAGTTTCTGAGATAAGAACAAATTCATAAGAAGCTTTTGGAGTATCTTGCAATGCTTCTATTGAAGGTGCTATATAGTCTTTATTTGCTAACAGTATTTTGACTTTAATATAGTCTACAGGATCTGATAAATCAAAGTAATTATCATGTTTGTACAATGTTACTTTTGATATTCCCTGAGGATTACTGTTGCTCCAAAAGTTGTTATTTCCTTTAATGTAAACGCTTAAAGCATTTGGCTCTAATCCAAGAGCATACTCTAAGTAATCTTTTTCTGCTTTTGTAAGAATATCTGTAAAAGCTCCTGACCTTAGCAATGGTACTGTAAATGTCTTTTTTGCAGTTTCTGCCATACCACCATACAGAACATGTCTTGGATCTGTAATCATGCCTGTTTGCTTGTCTATATGCCTTACAATGATTCTCTCTTTTCTTAAGCAATTTACAAGATTATTATTTGAACTTACTTTAACTGCTCTCCTTACTGTTGGAGTTTCTTGAGTTTCTTTTTTTGGAATTTCGTATTCCACTTCTTTTTCATCAAGTGCCAAATTAAAATCAGGCACATCAGCGTAAACTTCTTCTTCTTTAATTTTTCTAGCCATAATCTCCTAATTTAAAAAGTGTAAAGTGAGGGACTTTTACATCCCTCACTATTAATTATTTTTAACCCTGAAGCACTGCAGGAATAAGTGACAATGTTCTGGTAGGGTCAAGAACACAAATACCAAGTTTTGCCATCTTGTGAATAACTGCAGCATCTTCATCGAAGCTTGCATAAGGATTGTTGGTTTCACCAGTGAATGGATTTCTGAATGGACCCCATTGATAGCCTCTGTACTCTGGTTGGTCTTTAACAGTACACTTAAAGATATTAGGCTGATCCATGGTACCAATATCCATGATGTCATATCTATAAGAGAATGCTGGACCTCCCTTAGGATGAATAATCTTATTTCTTACAGGGTCATCGTAGTAAGGATCAACATCAATCTTAACTCTCACACCATTTGGTGCCCTGTACTCTACAAACTGGAAGCCTGCAGCAAGAGCATTAGTATGAAGATTAGATTGAGTCTTCTCAATCACTGAAAGTGCATCACCATTAAATGTGAACTGAGTCCAACCACTGATAGTATCAAGCACTGCTTTGTGGAACTGAATAGCACCACGCTCACCAGTTTTAATGAGGAAATATCTTTCATTCATTCCTAACTTAGCAGCAGACAAGTCATAGAGTGCATTCTCAATAAGAGAAAGAGAGAAGTCATTGTAGAATTCAGTATTAGCTACCTCCATCTGCTCATAAAGACCTGCACCAGTCTTGATTACATTGCCTGATTTACCAATGGTAGTGTACTCACCATTAGCATTTCTATTGCTTCTACCAAATGCAAGAGCATTATTTTTGTAATCAGCAAACTGGCACTCAAGCTCATAGTCAACATAGTGCATCCACATATTCATGGTGGTAACTTTACCATTGTCTACTACAGGAATACCTACTGCCAACTTTCTGTTAATCTTGTTGCCTGGAACTTTGTGCTGAATTCTGATAGTAGAGAACTCATTTCTCATAGCTACAGTACCAGAGAATCTGATGTCACCTACTTTTCTTGACATCTCATTCTCAACAAATGCTGCCTCAATAGAGAATTTCTCACCCTCAAGAAGACGCTCTACAGGAACACCTGCAGTATTACCACCTTCCAAAGTTACTTTATACACTGCATTAGTGCCCTCCATTCTTGCATTATCATGGATTCTAAATTGATAAACCTCGTTGAGTTCACCTACAATGTACTCACCATCAGCAAACCAATCCTCACCAAATACAAGATAGAAAGGAGCACCGCCAGCACCCACCATTGTTTTAGTATAATTCTCACTGTCTTCTACAAGAACACCATCTTCATCTCTAGCTTCGATAAGTGGAATATTTCTTCTGTGAGAACCTACTACATCCCAAGTGTACTCTTCATCATTTTCAAATTCCTTAGTAGGAAATTGATTGAGTAAAGTATCCAAAGTCTTACCTCTCTGATAAGCCAAAAGCTGCACCATAAGGTTAGATGCCTTCTGAGGTGCCTTTGCAAAAATAGCTCCAAGGTGATTGTCTTTAGTCAGACCTTTCCAATAAGAAAATTCTCTGGTTTGGAATTTACCTAACAAATTAGCCATAAATTATTATTTTAAGAATTAATTTTTATATATTTAGTCTGATTCCTTTTCCCAAATAAGAATCATCATCTACTCCAGATACATATTTTAAATTACCATATTGATCTCTTGAAGTATTATTGATTTTATTTTCTAAGTCTTTCAGACCCTTTTTAACTTCCCTTTTAACCCTTCCTTTAACAAGGCCATCTAAAGATTTAAATCCATCAGTAAGTGTGAAAATCAAACCTAATTTTGATATAAACTCATCACTATTATCCATCTCATATTTCTGAATGGTAGTATAAGTTTCTCCTGTTTGCTTATCTCTATATACAGGTTTTGAGATGCATTCATATGCCTTCTGTCTGGTAGCTTTATCTATATCATAATCTCCGAAGAAACTATTATTGACATCCAGCATATTCTTTCTAAGATTTTCTGCTCTTTCTTTTGTGGCAGCTTCTTCAGCTGCTTTTTCCTCTTTAGCTTTCTTTATAAGGTTATTATAGCCATCACTATAAAACTCCTTATTGCTATTCCAAGCATCTATGGCATCATCAATATCTGTACCATTTTGAATGGATTTATTTACTTCTTTTTCTGCCCTTGTTTTATCAAATCCCCTATTGATGTAATCTTGATAAATCAATCTTCTTCTAAGATTTTCAGCATCTTCATTTTCAGCTTTTAAAGAGTCTTCACTCATGTTGTTGAGGTAATTTAAAATACCTTCATACTGCCTTACAACACTTGTGTCTATATTATTATCCAAAGCATCTTTAATTCTTTGCTGCTGTTCATCTAATTCAGATTTGATGTAGTCATCAATCGCTTTTCTGAAATCTTCAGGAGATTTAATGTTTTTTGCTGTATCTTCATCAAGGTTGGGAAGTATACCCTCTTCTGCAAAGGCTTCGGCTATGGAAGAGAAGAAGTTGCTTTTAGGAGATTCCGCATCCTTATTAGAATGGGTATCTTCCTCATTACCCTTGTTATCTTCTTCACTGCCTACGCTCTCTTGGTCACCAAATAAATCTTCAGTACTAACCTCAGCAGTTTGCTCACTTTCTTTATTGTTCTCTTCAGTATCTACTACTTTATCTTCTTCTTTTTCTGTAGTAGAACCATCGTCTGTAAATAGACTCATTTCATCCTCATCGAGGATATTATTAATATTCAAACCTTCCATAATTGTTCTCCTTTAGTTTTTTGCAAAAGTAAAAAAAATAAAAAATAAGCACAAGTACTCAACAATAGTACTTGTACTTATATAAATTATTTATTTATACTAGAGCTTTTATGCTTCCTCTTTTTTACTCCTTTTAGGAGGAATTCTTTTAGGCTCTTTTTGTCTTAATGCACAGGTTAAATCATAGCATATATTATTCATAAGTTCAAATACTTGCTTACGCAGTTCCTGTACTTCTTTTTCTAAAGCATCATTTCTTTTAAGAGCTTCGTTAAGCCTTTCTTTATTATCATCAGATAACTTCATGTAAAAGTCAAGAGAACTTTTCATATTCTCAATTAGATTGTTATCCACTTCACTATTGTATTTTCTGCGGGCGAAAAACCAAGATGCCCAACCACTCACAATGGTGCTGCATACACCTATTAAAGCAATAATAATTTCTGTAGACATAATACTTTTCATTTAACAATTTCAATAAATCTGGAAACACTATCATCAATGTAAGGATTCTTTTCTATTACATCTACACCAATATACTTTCTTTTCTTTTGGAACCACCTAATGAAAAAGATTTTGCTTCTTGGTTTGACATACTCTTTTTTCTCACTTACTATGATATATTTTTCACTTTTGAATTCTGGCTTGGCTACTACAGTAGATGGGTATTGCAAATGAAGATTTAATTTGTACCACTCATCACCTGTAACAGTGTCAATATTCAATGTTGTATCTTTGAAGATAGTGTCAGGAATTACTACAGTATCAGTCTTATGTACTACAGAAGTAATGTATTCAACTCTTTCTACATTCTTCTCTTTAATTCCACCCTCCTTAATCACTTGTACTATCTTTTGATTGATAGTATCTTTTGATTGTTTGAGGTCTGTCATTGTATATTGAAATTGTCTAATGTCATTTTTAAGGCTGTCATTCTCAGCCTCAAATGCTTTGACATTTGAGTACTCTCTATTATAGAGTTCTTTATAGTATTTTGTCTTTAAATAGTAATGATGCCCTACTGCTAAAAGGATAACAAAAAGAGCTATCACACCACCATAAATATACTTTTTCATATATCTCTTATTTAGTGTCCGCAAATATATAAAAAAGTATTTGATTGTGCAATAGCCCTTAATAAAACTGTTATTGTCATTAAAGTAATTTATTGAATACTTTAAACATTTTCATTGCAATATAGCCTATAAGATATGCAGCTTGTTCACCCTTCTCACTAACATTATAATATTCACAGATATGAGATTGAAGATGCTTTATTTCATGGACTATAGTATTGATGAATTGTTCCTTTGAATTAGCAATACCTATGCCCACAATGCTTTTCTTTTTATGAAAATATGTTTTAGTAAATCCTGTGTTATAGTTACCAAGCCACACATTGTAAATTACTGTAACTTTCCAATAACCTGCAATAGTAAAATCTTGCCTTATCATAGCATATCTTCCCAATCTATAGGAATACCTAAATAGCACATATCAGCATACCATCTATTGAAGACTATACCATCATAGCCATCAGGATCATCGATAACATCCCTGACATACATAGCTAAATGAGGTTCGTCAACAATACTTGAGCCTAAGAAATCAGCTTTACACATATTAGCTATATAAGTACTGTCATACAATTGGTCATTCATCAATTTAATTCCATAGCTGTCAAATATTGACTTAACTTGCTCCTTTGTGTAAGGATTAATGGATTCCTTCTTGCCTTTAGTGTCCTTTTTATACATCTTACTTAAAGCAAATTCAAGAAGTTTTCTATTAAAGTGAGGACCATTATGACGTAAATACATTATCATAGATTCAGGCATATCATCAAACTGTGTTAAGTTAACTCTTTCCATAGTTTCTAAAAATTTTAGGGGGAGTAGCCCTCCCCCTATAGTTAATTACATACGACGATAGCCATATCTACTTCTCATAGAGGTATTGTTTCTGTAGTTACCTCTCTCTTGATAATAGTCTTCATCCTCATAATCCTCATGCTCTGCTTCCTCAAGGCACTCAATAAGTTCCTCAACATAGTCTTGCATTTCTTTGGCTTTCTTAAGCATGTGACTCTTATCCTTCTTAGTTCTAAATGAAAGTACAACCATAATTATTCTTTTTTAGATGTTTCTGTATTAGTCATTGATTTCAACATTTCCTTAAGTTCTGCCATTTGATCTTTTAAGTCCTGAATAACTTTGTCCTTTTCTTTAACTGCCCTAGTTGCAGGGTCTAATACCTGCAAAAGTTCTTCATAATTCTTTATAAGTTCCTTATGCCTATCTACGCTGTTAACAATATTTCTACTATTCTGTAGAGCAGTGCTGATATAAGAGTTCATTGATTCTTTACTATCAGCAAGAACAAAGCTATCAGGACCAAAGTTAGCTGTAGTATTGAAGCTTGGGACTTGTTTAAACTCCCTTTTTTCTCCATCAACTATAGCTGTTATATCTACAACAGTATCCATGTTTTGACCAAATACTGCATTCCTTGCTCTTGGTATACTCACATAGGTCACTGTACCAGTACTAAGTTTATTATTTTTGGAATCCAGCACATATATAATGCTGTTTTGACTTAAATTCAGAAACATAATTTGACAATTTAATTATTAAATTAACTGCATTAAATTAGAGTTTTTATCATACCAAATAAGGTATACACCAACTCCAGGTAAATCAGTTCCCACAGCAGCTTCACTAGCTACTTTGGTCAAAGCTTGAGTAAAGTTATTACTTGTGAAGACTATTGGTAGTGCAGCACCTGCAGCAGGTATCTCAGTATTAAGCCTGAAAGCCACAACACCATTAGTACTCAATGCTCTGAACACTCTATTAGGAAGAGTTATGGAAACATTATCCGTATTAACTGTAACAGCAGAACTCTCTATCATAGGAATCCCAAATCTGTTGGCAAAGTTAAATGGGTAATTAGTAGTAGCACCAAACATACTTTACTCCTTTCTTTAATTAGTTCCAGAAATTAGTCTGACCATAGCCATAACCTATATAAGGAGTGGCATTAGCTGCTATGATATTTGGCCATTGAACTGGTACAGTGTTAGGTTGTTTTGCAGCAATGGCATTAAGTCTGTCATTCAAGGTGTTGAATGCAGCATTGAAAGCTTCAGTCTGCTTGTCATTGCTTATCTGACCTCTGAGCTGTGTAATAATGTCACCTTGAGTGTCAATCTTATTCTGCAATTCTCTTTCCTTGAGGTCACAGAATTCTTTTGTAATAAGAGTATTCTGACCTGCAATAGCATTAAGAATGCTGTTGGTATTTCTATCTGCCTGAGAACCTAACTGATTAGTTTGCTGACATACTGCAAGTTGATCAGCTGCTTCAGCTTGTGCTGCCTGTAAGGTAGATGCAGCATGATTAGCTGCCATCTGTGACTGCAATGCATTAGTCTGGTTTGCAATAGCAAGTCTGTTCTCACAGCAACATTGACACAGTTGCTGGCTTAATGCAGCATTACCACTCTGAATAGCATTCTGTATTTGCAGTGCACTCATGCCTGTCTGAGCAGTCACTTCCTGAATGCTTGCCTGAATAGTGCTTAACACACTTCTTACAGCCTCAACACTGGTATGAGTAATCTGAGAAAGCTGACCAAGAGCATCAGCTCTACCATTGATACCTTGCATAATAAGGTCTGTACCATTGACATTGTTAAGGTCATTGCCCCAACCATTTCTACCATAGATTAACCAAAGGAAGAGAATCCACATCCAGTTTCCTCCTCCAAATCCTCCTCCATTGTTGAGAGCTAACATAAGATTAGGATCAATTGAACTGTTTCCACCATTAGGAAACATGAAAACTTTGCTGTCGTCCATAAATAAATAAAATTAAAAAGTTTACAATAGAGTGTCTAATAGCTATTGACGCAGCAAAATTACAAACAAAAAAGGTGGTATCTCAACGATACCACCCAACAATACTAACCATCTTTAAATCAATCAATTATGTACGGCAAGATATTTCACAATATCTGATTTTCGCCAAAATAGTTCCTTAAAACCTGTTTGTTTTAAGCCTCTAGGCAGTTCACCTTCTCGGACTAATTTATCAAATGCTGACCTGCCTATATTCAACATTTGACAAGCTTGGTACTTACTTAGCTTGGCCTCAGTAACATCAGTAAGTACACCTATTATCTTTCTTTCGTCTTCTTCAGTTATATTGGAATTACCTGTATCAATATCATTAATTGCTTTACTTAGTAAGTTTCTTATGATGTTTAACATGTATATATAATATTGTAAATAAAGTAATACCTGCAATAAGTAAATATAAAATTAATAAATTAAAGTCTGATAGAGGTATTCCTACATAATAATCTAAAGTATTTAGACCATTTATAATAAGAATATAATACAATAACATTCTATACCATAGACAAAATTTAAATACATAGGAAGCAATAAATATAAATATCCATGAAGTCATTGAAGTACTACATATATAACTTAATACTTGTAAGTCTATATCAAAGTATCCTGCAATAGTATTTAAAAAGCACCCTAATGCATTTATTATAGGAGTAAACTTCAGTATAATTAAAAATAATTTATGACGCTTTTTGTTTAAGTTTTCCTCCTTTACCATATCTGCCTTTCTTTAAACCTGCTTTGGCCATAAAAGGTTTAGCTCTTCCCATACTTAACTCCTCTTTTAAATGGTTTTCTTTTTCTCATTTACTGACCATTTTATCACTAATAAAATTAGCCATTATATTTCTCAGAAAATCACCTACATTATCATGATGAAGATGATTGCCGAGGGAATTGATAAATTCAATAATTTCCCTCAGCATCCTGTTATTTTCTTTTAAATAATACAGTATCTCATCTTCTTTCATACAGTAAGCGTAATTCTCATTTGCAAATATAAACAAATTATTTAATATTGCAAAGAGTTTAATGAAAATTTTATTTTTCAGCAGGAGATTTTTTCTTTTTGGTAGTTGTAGTAGTAGTCTCCTTTGCTGTACTCTTTTCATTAGTGATGTATTCCATAAGGAATTTAACATCATCCTCAAGCTTCTTGATTCTTGCTTTTTGAATACTATCAAAAATTTCTTTTCTATTATACATAATATTATAGTTTTAAAAATTAATTTTTTAATTATATTATTTAAGATATGGACTATCAGGTACAAACTTTCTTAAAAAATCTTCAACAGTAAGACCTGCTGCTTCAAATATATCTTTATAAGATACATTATAAATAGAAGTCCAAGCTTGTTCTCTGTCAGAATTTCCATTAGTTACTTGTGATGCACCAACTTTAGAGTTCATTGTAATTAAATTTATATTTCCACCTACCCCTAATGCAGCACAACCTATAAGTAATACAGGAGTCGGAGCACTACCATTTGAATTTTCCGTAACAAATGTATTTATAAAAACATTAGCTTTTCCTCCTGCATCGCCTGGAGTTATATTACTTCCATATTTAGATTCAAATTTTATAATTTTAACTTCATTATATATTATTTTAACTAAATTACTTGCATATTTTATAAATAAATCTGGAGAAGATGATCCTTCAAATACTAATGTAGGAATATCTTGTTTAGAAATTTCTTCCAACTTTTTAATTTTATCTTTTTGAACACTATCAAATACTTCTCTTTTATTAAGCATGTTATTTAAATTTTAAAAGTTAATAATTAATTATTTCTTCACTATTTTCAAACGGTGCAAACCCATCCATCTCCTGCTCATGGATTGCATCAATCTGCTCCTTGAAATCCAAGTACTCCTTGTGGGTTATCTGCTTCCAATTTGCCTTGTTGTCGTTGACACCCAATGCCACCTCCTTTGCGAACACCCTCTCCATGAGTGGGGTGTCCTTGGCTTGCGTCAGCCAGTAGTTGTCCTTCGCCTGTAATTTTTCCATTTATGTTTGTTTTTTAAAGATTAAATTCGTAAATTTGTACTATCATACAATCTGAAATTTTTTACAACAAATGTTCAGCCATCCCACTTGTGAAAGTCGGGTGGCTTTTTGTTTTAAGGGTGGGTCAATGTGTAGCCTTTAGCGGTTATTTGCTCAATCTCTGATGCCGTCAGTTGGTTGTAGGAATTGGCACTTAAAGTGATTGTGCAGGTAGTGCCAGCAGTGCCAAGTCCATCGGGGTCATTAACCCTGTCGTATGAGTATGTGAGCAACGAATCCACCAATGATTGTCTGGCATCGGGATGCTTGTCATTAGAAATACCCCAATTTGCAAGAACATTTTGCAAAGGCCAAGTCACCACACTCCAAGAGCCAAATCCCTTGATGAGCAAATAGCGGAGGCTGATGCAAGTTTGAAAAATGTTAGCACTAAAACCACTGCCACCCCACCTGTACATATTCAGTTCTTCAATTCTTTCCAAGGAATAGCATCCACTGAACGCATTTGTTTTTTCAGATGTCCTTATGAGTTCATCAGTTGTGGCAATCCTTCCGATGTATTCAAGGGCATAGCAGTTCTCAAAGGCACGAGCCACATTGCTCACATTCATCTTGATGTCACCTACCCTTTTCAAACTCCAGCAGTTACGGAACATATAAGTCAACGCTGTCGTAAAACCTTCTTTTTCAAAGTCTTGAACCGAAATAAGATTATGGCATCCCTCAAAGCAACTATTACCGCTGCCATTGAAATTCTCAAGGCTGATTTCAGGGGAATACACCAAATCCTCATTGTAATAAAAAAGTCTATTTAGACTTGTCGGTGGATTGTCATTATACCTCTCATAAATCTCCTTTGCATATTTATATCCATCCTCATCAATAGGCAGTGTAGCACCATGGTCAAGGATGTTATAGCCAAGGTCACTGATACTTTGCAAGCCTATGGCATTCTTAACAAAGTCCACCTCCTTCTCACGCACTCCATAGAAATTGTCAACCTCAACCTCACCATTGATAATCTTCTGGGCAAGGGCATAGAGTTCGGCAAAGTCAGAGGAAGTGTGGACGAATACCTTGTCAAACCTCACACGGGTGTTCTCTTCGGTGGATATGTTGTACCAATAAGCGCCAAAATATGTACCTGCGTTAGTAACATTCCTATAAATTCTATAAGTGTATTGGTAAGTTCCTGGTGTGAATACTCCAGTCTGCGTATAAACAGTAGTACCAATACCAGTTGAACCATTAGTTGCCATAGTGCCACTTGATGCGGAATCCTCATAAACATAATACTTGAAAAGAACAAGAACAAATTGCCCACCATTCATTGCAGTAAGGTTGGCTGTTCCATCCACTGCGAATTGTGTGACCCACCCATTATTCGCACTACCTGTCTTCTTGAATGTGGATTCAAGGGGCAAGATTTGCGTTATTCTCCGCATTGCATACTCATTATACCAATCCCCACCTTTAGCAACCATCTTCCTCGCATCATGAGCCATATATGCAAGGTGTCCGTGGGCAGAGGCATAGTGGTAGCAATCCCTATAAAGCACATCCTGAATGTAGCAATATCCATCGCAAGGAGCAGTCCAAACTCCGTCAAACCTTCGGTCATTGTAGAGTGCCTTGACCACACGATTCTCGTCAGTAAAGATAAGACCAAACAATGCAGGGGAGTAAGTGTCAAGCAACACCTTGTCACCCTCCTTGACATTGAGGCGAACACCACGGCAACCATACCTCACACCATTGCCCCATTCACCGATTGTGCTTCCAACGGCATAGGTGGTGCTCGTCAGTATCTTGTCATCCTCCCAAGATGCAATCAGATAGCCAGTCCTCACCACATCTTCCTTGGCCTCCTCTACCTTTCCATCTAAAGCCTCAATGGCACTCTGAACGTCACCACTGCCCAAGTCAGGAGTATTCGTAAGGTCGTAGGTGATGTCCTCCGCATCAGTTGGCAGAACCAAGTCAAGGGTGTCAGAGCTCACCCAAGCATTATTGACATACCACCACAGCTTTATCTTACCAGCATCAGCACCAGTCTTGATTGGCTGAATGTAAATGGTGTCACGGTTTCCGTCAAACTGAGGGTCAGCGGCAGGGCTTGGCACAACAGCAGGCAGATAGGCAAAAGGTGCATCAGCACTCACCTGATTGCTTCTGCCATACACCTGACCTCCAACAATAATATTATGAGTATCACTTGTATAATAAATACAGTTGGGATAAGTCACAGACAAGACCAAAGCCTGAGCTTCAGTCTTGTCTTTAATCAGTAGCCTGTCCCTTATACCTTGGGCAAGCGAAGTAAGTCTTTCTTTATCAGCGTAAGCCATAATCTTTACATTTTAATTTCACACTTCCATTATCTCTCCAATATGAAATCAATCAGAAGCCAAACACATCCTTAACAATGCTTGCAACCTCATCCTTAGTGAGTACATCAGTCTTGGCAACAAAGTTGTCAGTGGTGAATTTAGTGTCACCAATCTGCTCCCAATGACATTCACCTGTGCTCTCATTGGTAACTATGAGAATATATTCCTTATAAGCATCAGGTTCAGAGCCAGTGTTTGAAACCAGTGCTATGTACTTCTTATAAGCAGCATAGAAATCAGCCCAGCTTTCAGAAGGACCCTTGGCAGGTAAATCTATGAATATCTTGTACTCCCTACCACTGATGTCAGATACAGCAGAAGCAATCTCAGCAGTAACTTCAGTCTTGGTTGAGTAGTTGGTATCAATATAGCTTGCAGAGTAAGGATAGTATTCATTAACGCGACTTGCAGTAGCCTTTTCATTATATATATTGGTGCGCACCCAACCAACATTATCCCTATCTAAGAACAGAGGAAGGTCCAAAGTAGTAGTTCCTGCTATAGTTGCTGGATTTTCAGTCTTCACACCGCCAATCTCACTTGTAGATGCTGCTTTTAAATAGACACCATTAGAGTCAACACCAATACCTGAATTTGATTTAGGATGTACTGATACACCATTGCTATCAACAGTGATACCATCGTAAGCATCAATTTCAAAAAGTCCAGTTTTATCATTATAATATATCCCATTTCCTTTAGGGAAATTAGACCAATCTACAAAAAGACCATTACTACCATTTGCAATGGAATTGTCCCCTAGCTTAACAAACAATCCACCATTGTCAGCATCAAGACCTGAAGAGTATATTGTATGTCCACTTTCTGTAGTATTCTTAAGCTTTAATCCAATAGTCTTATTGTTACCACTTGTATCAACAGTAATAGGACTAGAAGGGAGAATGTTAGGAGCAATAGCCTTAGCATTAACTTTAAGCCTGTTTTGATCGTCAAGTTTAATTGTAATATTATCATAAAGCACATTCAGCTTGCCATAAGCAGCTGTATCTGCGGAATCAATGCCTATAGAAAGAGCTTTACCAGTATTTATTTTAAGACCGCTGGCATAGGTGGCGCTGTCTTCTGGAATAATAAGACCTGATTCATTTACATTGTCATTTTTCTTTGTATAAAGCATCAAGTTTAATTTCCCTGCACCATGCCATAATCCAGCACCTGCCAAATCTCCTGCAATAGCTGGAATATTAAGTCCAAGTTTAGAAGCAGTAGATTTACCAGCACTCCAATAAAAATATTTAGTGGTAATATCGTCATCCTTACCTTTCACAATCTGCCTTAAGCTTGCCATGCCCAAGCCATAAAGAAAGCCGTCACCATCAAGATAGTGCTTGTCTGAATAGAGTGAAGGAGCAGCACCACTTGTACCATAGTTGTTACTGTCATCGTAGTTGTTGACAGGTATTGTTTTTGTTGCCATAATTCTATATAATTTAATCAGTTGTTAAAATCCAAAAACATCAGCAATGATATGGTTTATCTCCCAGTAGGTGAGGTAATCTACATTTGTTCCCTCGATATTTATTTCCTTTTTACTATCATCTTCTGATGTAAAAGTTACTTTAGTGTTACTATTTTCTTTTTCTGCTTTTATATCTGTTATTACATACTTTGATAACTTCTCCCTACTTTTGGTGTAGGTAGCATCAGTAACAGTTACAGGATAAACTATATCATTGCTTTTAGGAGCTTTTTCTAAATTAGATTCCCTAAGACGTTCTATCTTTCCCATAGTATAAATTATTTAGGTGTTGATGAACTTCTTTTTATTTTAATTTGCTCTCTTTTAATAGAAGCATCTGTATTTGCTTTTTGCTTATCAAAGTCTAATCTATCTCTCTCTAATTGTAATTTAGCATCAAATTGCCTCATTGATTCAAGCAACTTATCTCTAGCTTCAGGAGAATATTCAGGCTCTTCCACAATACTATTTTCTTTTGATGCTGCATTAATATTAGCAATAAGCACTCTAGTTTCATTATCTCTAGCATTGAGATTATCCTGCATCTGCATTTCAGCTTGCTTTTGTTGCATTTGCATTTGTGCAATTTGTTGTTGCTGTTCAAGTTGTTGTTGTTGTGCTTGTTGCTGTCTTTCCATAAGTTCTTTCTCATTAGTTTCAATGAGTCTTTGTTTTTCAGAAAGAGATGCAGAACTATACAACTTCAATAATGTAGAAAAAGAGATAGCTTGGTTTTGTAGAGCTGCTTGAGCTAATGTTTCCATTTTTTGACTTAACTCTTGTGCTCCATTGCTATTATCTACAATTAAACCATAGTCACATTCAGCAAACTCGTCACCATCAACATCAGTAATCATAAGAGAGCCATCAGACATAATATACTGAAACTTCTCTTTCTTTCCTTTTAATGCTATTTTTGCAGTTTCAAGGAAACACTCTAAAGCTCTCTTTTTAACATCATCATGTCTGGCAAATAACCATTCAGTAATATGAGAAGACTGCAAAGTGGCTCTTTCAACACCACCCACAGTTTCCCTATTACTAATTTGTCCTTCTCTTTGTCTTGTGATGCCTACTACTTCAGCAAGCACCATTCTAATATATTCAAGAGTATTTATATATTGTTGAATTATTCCTCCAAGTTCTGCATCAATAACTCCAGAAGTATTATTATTCAAAGCTCCAGCTATTTTACCTACTCCTGCACCATAGTTACCTTCTTTAAAAGAATCTACTACAGCTAAATTATTATGTTTGGCATAATACATCCATTTATCAATAGTCCAATCTTTAGGTACTTTAGCCAAATCTAATTGAATAATCTTTCCCCAGTTTTTAGCCATTAGCTTATTTAGTCTATCATGTACAGCATCATATAAATAGTTATATGGCTTCATCATATCTACCATAGAGAATGGCTTGTCATTATTTAAATTGTATATAGATCCTACTATACCAAAATGACATCTACTTGGATTAGAAAGTCTGTTATATTGCACTATTCTAGGTCTCATATTTACATAAACCTCTTCTCCTATTTTAGTGCCTTCCCAAGCTTCATTAATGTAATATATAAATTCTTCCTCTCCTAAATTCTCATCTATTACATAAGAATCAGGATAAAAGTTAAATTGCTCTTCTCCAGTTTCAGGGTCATAAGATTTTACTTTCTTAATCCTTCTTCTTGATTTCCAATACATCCTAAGAACTCTAACATTGCCATTAGTGTCAAAAGGCAAAAGCTCATTAGTTGAACCATCAAACATTCCAAAAGGATTAAAATAGAATTCATCATTTTCAAAAACATCATCAATCATGTGCTTTTGAACAAATGCCAATCTATCATCTCTTTCTCCTACTTCATTTATACCTGCCTGCCCTAAATTATCATTAGGTGCATTCTCTATATATTCTATATCTTTTTTGCTAAGTACATCATAAAAAGTATCAATAACTTTGCCTGGACTCCAGTAATCTTCCATTATAATAATATCAGCATCTTCCACTTTATTAGAGTATCCTGATTTAAATATCCTTATCTTTAATGGATCTACTCTTTCAATTACAGGCTCTCCTCCTCTAATATCACATTGATAAATTTCCTCACCAATGGCCATAGCATCCATAAAACCATCATTAAACATTAAAGGCATATTATATTCTTTAATATAATGATTTAAGATGTTATTAGCTCTTATTTCACGCATGTCTTGCCATTCATATGTGAAATAATCACTGAGCTTATTTATCTCTTGTTGATATTGCTCATCACTCTGTGATTGGTCTGCAACTAATTGTTGTAGTCCTTGATATATTAAATCTCTTTTAGTTTCCTCTTTCTCACTTAAAGCATTAGGATTTGTAATAACAACCCTAAAATCAAATAATCTTGCAGATTCTTCACCCCTCAATACATTCAGCTTACTGTTCATTATTGGATAATGCTGAATACTATCAGTGGTATATTTTTCTCTTAATTGTTCAGGATTTATGGTTCTTTCCAAATCCTGCATATGCAGTTTACCATTCAGCAAATCATAATTTATTTTCTTATGAATTACTGAATTTCTTACAGGACTATAGTTGAAGAATGTCTTAGAGTCTGCCCAATCTAAATGTGTCTTTCTCCACTTCTTTGTCTTCTTAGACATTGGTAGTTGTTGTGGAGGTAATTTAACATTATCATAACTCATAATACCATGTATTTTGTGCAAATATAAATAAAAAGTTTATAGTTACCAACTATCAAATTAAATTATTTATATTTATATATTTCTTTCATTCCTAAAGTCATAATTTCTTGTAAAATAATCATCATTACCTAAATATGATTTGTTGTATTTAGTGAGCCTGCTTTGTGATAAATCACCATTATAGAGAATCATTTTTTCTTCTCTATATAGCATTACCATACCTAAACATCTTATTCTATCCACATTTATTTCAGGACTAAAAGCAATTAACTCTTCAATAAGTGCCCTATTTCTTAAAAAATAAAGATTAGAAACTTGTATTTCTTTTTCTTCATTACCTTCTTTTACTACAGTATTTACAGGCTTCAATAACCAATCTCTAATAAGACCATTTGCATAATTATTGATAGCTGCAGTAGCATTGACTCCTTTTTGATTACTGCCAAAAGAAGAATATTTAATTAATTGTTTATCTCTTAAATATTCAGGAGTATCAGCCAATAAATGAGTACAATTCATCTTACTAAAGTAAGCATAAGTGCCTTTTTTATTGCTTTCATATAGACAGCGGGCATTATAGAATAAACAAAGTAATCTAAGTATTTCAAAGTTATCATCAGCAAATGCTTGTCTTCCAGTATATTCTGCAACTATTTTATCTGTGAATAAATCCAATACTATAGTAGAAGAAAGTGATGAACTTTCTGCTTGGTCATTATCTACAGGGTCATGTCCTATTATATATCTACCTTCATATACTTTACCATTATTATCTCTTTCAGGCATTTGAAATATTTCAATAGCTCCTTTAGTAGTATTATCAACACCAAAATTTCTTATAGGCACATCATCTGATGGAGTAAATTTGACTTGGTTATATTTATTGTCAAAATATAAATTACCAACATAAACATCATCAAACGCATGAACATCAGTATCTAATTGAGAAAGTCTTTCTGTCAAAGCTGTTATAGGGAAGAAGGCAGATTTTACTTTTATAATAGCTTCTGCAGGAGTAATAGGCATCTCAGCAATAACCCTTATTACTGAATTAGGATCTGTTGAATATTTAGCTTTATACCTATTTAACAGTATTCTTATCAAAGCTCCTGTAACATCAGATACTCCATCTTTATTATAGTATCCTTTTCTATTCATAAATGCAGGAAAGAAATAACCAAAAGTATCTTTACCTTGCCTTGGTTTGTCATACACATTTGGAATACCTAAAATGTTATATCCTGAAGGACTATATAATAAAGTTTTTGCAGATTCAAAGTCTGAAGCATCTTCAGCAGAAGTACCTACAAGATATATTAAACCAAAGGTATAATCACCTTCTTCAACACCATATCTCACAGTATCATATACAGACAATAAATTAGGGAAAGAACCCATCTCTTCAAACAGAATATAACCACGCTTACCACGAAGTTTACCTTCATCATCTTTTGAAGAAACCCCCATAACTGTATTTAATTGTCCTTTATTTCTACCATTAGAATCCATATATCCTGATTGCCAAAACATGCCTGGAAGAGAAGAACTTAATCTACGTTTGCTAAATTCCATATTTTCTTCTACAAAGTCTATCATTGGCACGAACTTGGATAATGTCCCATCTTTGGCTGCAAGGTATTCTTTTTGATAAGCTGTTAATATAGTAGTGGTTTTGTTCTTGACTTCATTATTTTCTCCTAATATAAAATTATGAGCCATTATACTACCTAAAGAGTATGATTTACCACAACCACGCCTAGCTAATTCTATAGCATGTTTTCCTGCCTTTCTTGCTTGGTCCAAATAATGAAACCTAAGATATATACCTTCCCACACTTCTGGAAATCCTTGAATACGACTAGCCATTCTTGAGTTTGAATCTTCACTTGTAGCAGTAAGCATTATAGGGCAATAGTTAAGGAAAAAGTACATATATCCAGTAACCCATTCACCATCACTTTCTCTCACATAACCTTCTCTACATCTTCTTTTTTCTTCATGAAACCATTTAGCATACTCACTATTTGGATTAGTATTTACTCTTAAGAAAGTATAACATCCATGCTCTTGATAGTGTAAAGCAGAAGGTCTAAAGTAGTCCATATTCTCTAATATGTGAGGATGACTTAAGTCCACTATTATCTTACCCTCTTTATCTCTTGGTAAATCTTTAGCTCTTTTTCTATTAGGATCTATAAGTATTTTTATATATTCTACAGAGTCTATAAAATCAATAAGCTGTTCTGCCACTTCCTCAGGTAGTGACAGTAACAGCTTTTTATCAATAGGTGTTTGAAATTCATTAGTTGCTATACTGTAGAAATCATCTAATTCTTGAATCATTTGACCAGTATTTTATAAAATCAATTAAAGCATTTTTTTGACATTGTTCTATTAAAGCATCTTCATGTCCACTAGGAATACTTGTTGTGTACTCTTTATCTATAATAAGAGCACTGTCATTTCCTTCTACTCTATATATTTTAGTAGTTGCTGTTTTAACAGGACCAAATTTTTGTTCCCATTTTGATGTTCCTATAAAATGAACATTATCTTTTAATGTTTTATTAAAACATTCTAATATTTCATTAAACTTCATCTTCAAAAGCTCCTTTACTTTGTGAACCTCTAGCTCTTGCTTCAGCAATAATATCCTTGCTTAGTGTTCTTTCTGCAGCATCCAAATCTTTAACTAAAGCAGGTATTTGTTTAATAGTTTGAGTTATAGAACTTAAGGTATGCACAGGTTTATTTTTATCATCTCTTTCATCAAGATTAATGTTTCTCAAAAGTTGTCTTAACTTATCTACAGCAACTCTTGTATCTTCCAACAATCCAGCAGATGCTGGTTTAAAGCTACAATAAAAATCTAAAGCTCTTTTCACAGCATCATCAGGTTTCCAATCTTTAGGCATTCCCTCTCCTTTTATTATCTCAGCTAATCTTACTTCTTTATCAATAAGGTACTGATAATCACTTCTAGGATCTCCCATAAAATAAATAAAGGCAAGCTCCTGCTTTGCCTTTATCTTATCTTTGGATTTATCTCTATCCCATAAAGCTTTAAAAGGAGCTAACATAAGTGCTTCTGGTTCTACACTTACATTGTAACCTTCATAAGTAAATAACTTTATCATACAATAATATCATTATTAGGTACTATTAATGCAGGCTCTTCATCAAGCTCTTCTTCAGACTCTAAAATGACATAATTAATATCATTATCCTGTAAAAGTAAATACTCTTCATGATCCAACATTACAGTAGGAAAGTTATATCTTATAACAGGATTATCTGTAATAACACCATCTTTTAAAGAGCCTTCTTGGTGCTTCATCACAGCATATCTTTTTGGATTTATGCTTACTACATCACCCTCTTTAATATTTCTTACTAAGTTACCTACAGCTACTACAGTCTGATATTCTTTCAATGCTCCTTCCATTTTATGAGTATCTAAAATAGAGCTACCTCCAATAGTTTGAGATTTCTCATATTTATCTGCAGTAAGAACTACATAAGAATTAAGTGGTTTTATCTTTTTTATATTTAACATAGTCTTCTAGATTATAATATTTTCCTTTTAAATTATCTTTGTATCTTTGCTTTAGATTACTCCATTTAGTATAAGTTACTCCTAATTTGCCTAAATGTGGAATATTGAAGTTTCTTTTTATTTTGTTAAATTCTTCTTCTGTGTATTCCTCATTCAGTGATAATTTTTCTATAGTTGATTTAATAAATTTCCAATAGCTTTTATATAATTCAGTAACAGCTTTAGGAGATATTTTAAGTTCATAACTTAATCTATTTATTGTTTCCTTCATCTAAATCAAAGTAAAGAAGCAATTGAAAGCTTTTATCATTTTTATTTATTCCTTTTGGTATAAATTTAGGATTTAGTTTACCATCTACTACTACATTGTTTTTTCTAAGTTTTCCCATAATAACTTGAAAGTGAGGAACTGAAATTTCACATTCTTTTCTTACCAATTGTTTGGATTCCTCATTCATTGTTATTTTATCTAGTAGCTCTGGATCACTTATAACATCACTAAGTTCAAACCTTCTTTTAAGAAAGGCCGCTGTAATATCCATTTCCCTCGAAGTTAAGTTATGGAAAGGGGATAAGAATTCCAGCCAATATCTAAAAAATGTCTTTGACAGAGATGAGGGTATTCTAATAATATTATTTACCCTTATATTTCCCATGATGACATTATTTTTTAGCAGGTTCTTCTTGTTCTTGTGGAGTTAAAATGCTTTCAATCATTTTAATATTGGAAACATTAAATTCATCACTAAACAATTCTTTATTTTTTGCAATCTCCATTCTAAATTGAAGCTGAGTAAATATATTATCCATATTAATTTGTCTTAGTCTCATTTCCAACTGCTTATTGGCAGCTACTACAGTATTGAGTTGTTCAGATAATTGTTTAGCTACATTTTCCAACTCTTCATAAGACAACTTCTTAGGTTGTGTTTGTACTTTCTTCTCTTCCATAATTTTATTTATTTAAAAAAGTTAAACCATATTTATTTTTATAGTATCTTTCCCATTCATGTATTTGACATACTCCTACATCAGTAGAGTTGCAATCATCACAAAAACACACTTCCATTTTAGGAATATTCATTATTTTTAAAGAAAGACATTGCTTGCAATAATACACAGGTTCAGCATTAAAGTCTTCTATAGAAGTATCTGTTTTGTTCATTGTTATGAATGCTTACTTTATATATACAGCAACATACTCTCCTTTAGTATTGCAAAATATTTGTATTATATTTTCTTTTGTCAGTTTTTCTTCATTAAGACTGGCAATAAGAGCAGCTAAAGTTGGAGCGTTTATTGCTTCTATGTAATTAATATGTTTGCTCATAATTATATCTATATTGCAAAGATAAATATTTTATTTATACCAAACAAATAAAATATAAAAAATTTAAATATTTTTTATAAAAATATGCAAATAATTAGAATTTGTATTAATTGTCCCACTATACCTCCTAGTATAGTAGCCAACCAATCTAACCAATCAAACTTGTTTCCATAAGAAACATCCTTAAACTCTAAAGCAAATGCCACACCTATTACACAAAGTATAGTAAGAAATACTCCAATAGGTATGGCATATAAAAAATGCTTTGGTCTATTACTTTCAGTAATCCAACTCATATTTATTTTTTAATACTGTCAAAATACTTTAAACATCCCTTCAACATAATATCAGTAAGTACATCCTTACCATGTGCTGATTCAAGGTATTCAACATCTGTCTTATTATCCATAAACAGATTCTCAACAAGTACTGCAGGACAGTTGGTTTTATATATTACTGTGAAATTACTTTCCCAGTCTTTATCACCATCAGACCAATCATACCTTATCTTATTTTTAGCTTTATAAAGCTCATCTTTAAGTAATGTTTTCTCAGCTTCTTCATACATACATTCAGCTAACTTATCTGAGTTAGTCTTACCTTTGGTAGTCCAAGCTGACCAACCTGTAGCATTCATCCAACTACCATTACCAGCAGCATTGACATGCACACTAACAAACACACAATTTGATGCACCATACTGCTGTATGTATTTATTAGCCCTAGCAGCTCTAGTAGATAAGCCAATATCAACATTATCTTCAGGTACTAACAGAATAGGCACTACATCAGGATATGCCTTACATTTAGTTGCAAGCATCTTAGCTGCTTCTCTATTCCATTTCCACTCATAAAGTATGCTTCCATCATCCTTTTTAGGACTTCTTTTTCCTGGTGTTGTGGAAGCATGTCCATTGTCTATTAATATATATTTCTTCATAATTATTGATTATTATTATTGTTCATTAAATATTGCCATACATAAGAATATCAGGGTTATCATCAGTAATCTTTCCACCTTCAGCAAATATATTAGGCATATCATAAACATACTCTCCATTTACTTTTCCTTGCAGTTCATCTGAATAAGGAGTATCCATAAACATTGGAGTAATAGGAACTAAGGAATCTTTAGCTTTTTTAGGTTCTTCAAAAGTATAAGATTTAAGCTTTCTTTTAGTTCTATTACTCCTATAGTCATTATCATCTGATATAAATACAGGAACCTCTTTCTCTATAACTTCTGGCTCTGGTTTCTTAGTCTCAGGTGCAGTAATTGTTATATTATCCAAATCATAGTGCATACTGCCTGTATTATTAATATTGACAGCATCCCAATCAACAATACTTTCAGGATTACCATTATACCTTAAAGGATCAATAATCATTTGAGCATTACTTCTGTGCATATCAAATACACCTTGTTCTGTCAAACTTTTATTGTTATTTTTCTTAGGCCCTCCATCCTTAAATTTATGCGAGGCTTCCTCATATAATAATTTTATATCATCATAATTTCTTATCCCATTATCAATAGCCATCCTCATGACTTTTGACTTTTGAGCTAAAGATAAATCATTCCACATATTTTTTAAAATTTTTTATATAGTTATCTCCTGCAAATGTGAAATTTAATTATTACTTTCAATAGCCCCGGAGCTTGAATATCCCTCTAAAACTACATTTACCTGTGCCTTTTCTCAGATGTATTGGCTGTAGTAAGCTACCTTATATAATAATCAGTTTTGATAATATCGGAGAAAACCTCATTCCTATTTGGAATTACTAACCCGACTTCTGCCCCAGTACTTGGTTACCTCTTGGGGGATTATACTTACATCTAGTATATTATCAAGTGCAAATATAGATAATAAAAAAATTATATGCAAAAAAATAAATAAAAAAATTATAGAAGTAATAAAAAAATTTTTAAATTTTTTATTTTAAAATTTTTAAATTGATTTTTAATTAATGAGTGGAGGATATATACTAAAAATTAAAAATTTAAAAATTTTTTAAAAAATTAGAGGATTAATGAATGGGAGGTATAATCAACCAACTCCCCCCACGGCGCAAGCTTGTGGGGGTTCCTCCCCTCCCTGTGTTTTCTCTAATCACTTTTCTCTTTGCCTTTTCTTTGATAATTTATAAATTCATCTGC